TGGGGATGGGCGGCTACATGGCTTTGAGAACCTACGAGAAAACGACCTTGGGGCGTGAGCCGAAGCTCACAAAGAGGCAGCTTAAAAAGGTTCTCAAGGCCATGAACGAGGATGACGAATGAGCCTCTCTCCAATTGTCATGGACAAAGGTACGCCCTATTGTTGGGCGCTGATGCCAGCCTTCCTTGAGCGGGTCAGGAAGTTCACTGGATCACATACCGATGTCGGGGAAGACCCGTTGCCTGAGATCTGCGCGACTGCGTTCGGAAGCTCCATTCCAGAGGTGCTGATGATTGCAATTCTCAAGGATGATCAGGGGAACATCAATGACGCCTTAGTGGGGCATTTGGTTGCTGGCGTCGAATCATTCATGGGGCGAAGAGTCGGCCTTGTTTACCAGTTTGAGAAAAGCGGAGAGCCTGATCCTGGCTGGCGTGACATGAACATAACGGTTCAGACTTTGGTTGATTTGTGGGCACGAAAAGGTGGACTTGACGAGATCATGGCGATGGCCGAAACTAACAGTAGAGCGAAGTTGTTCTCACAATTTGGGTACGCCAAGGGGCCAGTATTACTGAGGAGAAAATTCGATGGGTAAGGAACAAAAATCGTCAACGCAAAACACATTCCCTCCGTGGCTCATGAATGCCCTGAGGCCGCTCATTGAGCAGCAAACGCAGAACATGGGGACCTTCTCAAATCAGGGGTTCAATGTTCTCCAAGGCCTTGATTACCGCGATGCGGCCAAGGGCGGCACACGCAGCGTTCCTGTTGGGAATCCAAAGATCAACCCAGGAGATCTTGAGGTTCTGCTTGGAGGGAATAAGTAAATGGGAAGCCAAGCGACAGGCGGGTTTGGCGGCAACTCGACTTTTGGGCGTAAGCCTGGGGGAACGGGTCGCAATCCAAGTATGACTTCAGGCGCAAAAGGTTACAAGGGTGGAGGTAATTTCTGGGACTTCAACCCGCGAGCCATTGCTGGCCTGAATCCAATGATGCGTCAAGCGGCCAGGGGGGTCCCTGGACTCGCAACTGCTGGCAGGCAGTATTACAACAATGCCAGCAACCTTGCCGGTCAATTGGCTGGACCTTCTCAGTATTACAACCAAGCTATTGATGCGGCCAGATCTGGCGTTGGCGCGATGCCTGGGGCATTCAGGGAAGCGCAGAACCTCACAGGCGCTCTGCGTGGGACAGCTGGACGCAGGGTCACAGGCGCTGGCCTTGAGACGGATCCGGCAATTCTTGCTGCCCAGGAGAGGTTCAACAAGGCAAGGCTCCCGATGATTCAGAACATGGCAAGCCAAATGGGCCTTGGCAAGTCAAATACGGTCGCAAATGCCGCTGCACTGGCTCAGAGCAACGAGCTACTTCCACTCATCCAGGAGGGGCTTGCACGCGAGGAGAGGGGCATAGGGCGCGAAATGAGCGGTATTGAGCGCTCTATCCAGAATGCCATGAGCCGTGGTGGCGCTGAGCTAGGTGTGAGACAGGGGGATCTTCAGAACCTGCTCACCGCGTTGACTGGTGCAGCTGGTGATGAGAGGACAGGGCTTTCCACTGCGCTCCAGACTCAGCTTGGGCTGGGGCAGCAGGAAGCGGCGCAGTATGGCAGCGCAATTCAGGCTGCAAACCAGATGGGTACACAGCTTCGTGGCGTTGAGCAGGAGCAGCTTGATGCCCCGTACCAGGAGCAGCAGCGCCTGTGGGCTGAGGCGCTGAATGCGATGTACGGGCCATTGGGAATGATCGGAAGCCTGGGTGGTGCGACAAGCACTACCTCGAAGAAGTGAGGTGAGACATGGCAGCATTTGCATTAGCAGCGCCAATACTTGGTGCCCTCATTAGTGCAGTTGGCGGGAGTATGGGCAAGTCGGCTGCTGGCACAGCGCAGGCGGCTGGCGGAGCGGCTGGGAATAAACAAGGGCTTGATCTCCGTCCAGAGTTCCTCAACGCTACCCCGCCGCCGCAGTCGCCGTTAGGCTACGGCGCTGTAACTGGTGGGACAGAGCAGTTTCCTGAGGTAACAGGAAAGATTGGCTCGATGACTCCTGAATCGAAGATGCAGCAGGAAATCGAGATGGTCAATTCTGGGAAGTACCAGGGGACGCCTTCAACTCAAACGAAGACTGTTGCTGGGACAGAGGGTGTTGGGCAAAGCCTCGACACGCAGATGCAAGACGCCTTCAAGGCTCCTATGCCAAAAGACGGCGGCAAGGGCGGCATGAGCTTTGACGAGAAGATGCAGCTTGCTGGGCTTGCTGCGAGTCTTGGCTCGGTGCTGGCTGGCCCAGGTGCCCCGCCCCCGCCTGGAGCGCCGAGGGGAGGCGGCATACAGATGGCCCCGGTCTTCCAGCAGATGACTGCAAGAGGACTGTATGGCTAGTGCCAGGGATGTTATCCCCATTGCGCTTGCAGGGCTAGCCGGTGCGCTCGGCGGGCGACCGGCTGCATCAGGGATTAACCAAGCTGCACAAACGTCCAGGCAGATGCGGCTGGACAAGGAAACGAGTGCGCGTAGGGATCAGGCGATGGCGCAGTCGGCCCGTCAGCTTGAGCTTGCTGAAGAGGCTGCTAAGCGTGCAGAGCGCGGCACCCGGCTTGCCGAAAGCAGGGAGACGCGGTACGCGGAGGAGCAGGAGCGAAAGAACAAGGAGCGCGAGCGCGAGCGTGCCCATGTTGGCGCGTGGGCGACAAGTTGGAAAGAAGCGAACCCAGACGCTGATCCATTTTGGACGAACCTTGCTGATTTGATGGAGAGCAAGGACAACATCCTCAAGTTTGAAACCATGTTCAAGGAGCAAACTGGGAAGCCGACAAGCACCGAGGCGGCTGAAATGCTGAGAGCCTTGAATATTGAACCTGGGGAGAGGGTAAGCATCCCGCTGGCTGGCGGGGGAACGCTCACGAGGACTGGGGTGCAGCCACAAGAAAACGTTTCTGGACTCACTCCTCGTCAGCTGAGCATTTGGACGAGGCAGGCTGATCGCAACCAACAGAAGAAAATTAACCAAGCAGAAGAGGCCTGGGTTGATGCCGTTGAGAAAATGAACGAGTTTGATGGCGAGCAGACCAGCGCTCAGTACCTAAGGCTTCAGCGTGCCGCCGCAGCAAAGAGGGGGGAGCTATTAGAAGAGCAGAGTCCTCGGAAAATCTGGGAATCCAGAGAGGAGTACTACAACAGCAAGGGACTCGGAGATAAGTACATTGGTCTTCTTGAGCAGGACTTCTTTGCCGAAACAGAAGGCGGTGAAGAAGAGGTTCCAGGGGACCCGGTGCCCGGTCTTGTTGACTTTTACTCGGATCCCAAAAGCGGCGAAAAACAAATCACGCCTACTGAATACCAAGGGACCGTGTTCTCAGATACCCTAAAGGGATCAAAAGACACGTTGCAAGGAATCGGGACATGGATTCGGAATCAGGTTACTGGTGGGTAATGTATGTCCGACTTCAAAACATGGTTTGACAGGGCAGTGAACGACGAGACTTTCCAGAGTCTCGATCCACAAAATCAGCAGCGAGTCATTTGGGGGTTGATGGATAAGGATGAGAAGCTGCAACCGCTAAATGACGAGCAGCGATTCCGGTTTCTTGGAGGGTATGTCGAGGCCACAATGCCTCAGGAGCCTGAGGAACCGAAGGTTCCTACCAGCCCAACAATTGGGGCATACGAGGTTAATGAGCTTCCAATTCTGAGGCAAGCTGAATCCTTTGTGAGAACACTCGCTGGCCGGACAATCCCAAGAACCATAGAGGGTCTCCCCCCGATGATAAGAGAATTCGGGAAGCAGACTGAGGAGTACCTTAAAGGCGGCGGGATTGATGTTGACCTTTCATCTGATGTCGAGGCCGCAGAGGGCATGGTCGAAAGATCGCTTCAGCCCATTGGTGAGTGGCTTGAAAAGGAAATTAATCAGTTAGAGCCAATCAAAAAAACCAGTGGGCACAGGGCGTGGGCCGCTGTCAAAGGGGACCTTGATCAAGGCATTTTGAAAAACATTGTTGATGTTGGCGACTGGGTCGCTGGTGGTGCAGCTGATTCGGCAGCGTTCATGACTCCAGCTGCGGCGTTGACTGCTGTGACCGGAGCGCCCGTCTGGGCTGGGATGGTCCCAACGTTCACAGGGATGCAGGCTGAGGAATTCAGAAAAGAGGGCGTTGAAGCAAGTGACCTAGAGCTAGTTTTGTCAGGTGTTACGCAGTCTGTTCTCGGAGCAAAGTTCGGTGCTGAGTCACTTATTGGAGCCGCACCCAACAGCTTTGTGAAAAACATCTTTTCGACAGGATTCAGGCGCGGCCTATGGAGAATGGCCGGTGGGATGGGCGGCGAGCTAACAACTGAAATAGCCCAGGAGTATGTGAATCAGCAGCTACCGAAGTGGAGCAAAGGGGATCAGCAGTTCTGGATGGGCCTCGATCCAGAGGAGCAAAGAGAGATCCTGGAAGGCGGAATCCTCGCATCAGTGCTTCAAATTCCGGTTTCATTTGTTGGCGCTGTTGAAAGCGGCGCGATGGAAAGCATTATCGAAAACGCCAAGAAGCGGCAAGAGGCCTTGGCTCGCATTCGCAACCTGACTCCTGAGGAGCAAGGCGCAGCCGGGTACGTCCAGACGCCTCGTGCTGTGAGGCCGCTGACAGAGGACCAGATTAACCAGATCTTCACAAATTACGCCGAGGGGCTTGATTTCCTCACAGATGACCAGCGCACAGCGTTTGTCAAAGGTGAACTGGACATGGGGCAGTTCCCAGACGAGCAGCGTGCAATGATTGATGAGGCATACAAGGGTGCCAAGTTAGAGATAGGGCCTCAGGAGGACGTGTCCGTAGAGCCGGTCGCGCCTGAACAGCAAACAGTTGAGCAAGATGAGGGGCTTCAAGCAATCAGAGACATCGCCTTGATTGAGCAGCAAAACATGGTTGAGCAAGGCAACGAGGAAGGCGCTGCTCAGATTCAAGAGGCCCTTGATACGCTGGAAATTGTTGATGCTAAGAGCACTGCGCTCAGAACCGTCAAAGGGGTTGTCGAGAGCCTTGGTGCCAGGGTTGATTTCTTCAGAGCGACAAACGGAGAAATGCTTGGATCCAACGGCGTTTCAGTCGGCACTGATGGCAGGATCATGGTGCGCTGGGACGCAACTGCGCCGCAGATGGTTGCAGGTGTAGCCCTGCACGAGGCCATCCACGTTCTCGGGAAGCGCAACTTCGATGCGCTGAAATCAATGTACGACTCACTGCATACGGCTCGACCAGAGTACATGGCAGAGGTTGAGAATCGAATCAGGACGAGGGCTGCTGAGCTTGGGCAAACCCTCGATGACGTGGACATGGTTCACGAAGCAACCGCGTACGTGGCTCAGTGGAAGTCACAAGAAATCTACCGTGCGCTGCAAGCGGCAACACAGAATTTGGATGTTAAGAGTCCTGGGCCGATTAAATCTGTGTTGAAGTCCATTTGGGACACCACTCGCGCTGTTGCCAGGAAAGTTCCTGGTGTGAAGGATGCGTTCCCGTACCTTGATGAGGAATTCGACATCAAGAGAAGGGAAGCGAACACTCGATTGATAAACCAGTTCGCGCAAATGCTGCAAACTGGGCAGCGTGAGGCCATCGATATCCAGCCTGACAACTTCGGGCGCAGAGGCAGGAAGAAGGTTTCAATTGAAGGCGTTGAGGCCCCTGCGCCAAGGACCCCAACCATTGAAGAGGACACCGAGGTTGTACCTCGTGAACCCACAATTCTTGAAGATAAGGGGAAGCGTGCCGGAAAGCGACAGTTGACAGATATTGGCGAGGTTGCGCCGCCTGAGCCTCGCGGTGAAGCACTGATTACCGAGGAAGAGCCTGCGGTGGAGGAGGAAACCCGCGAGGCCACCCAAGAAAAGCTGCTTGAAACGCCCTCTAAGCCCGCCGAGGTCAGAGTCGGCCCTACCCCTAGGGAGGTGGTCCAGGAGCCGCGAGAGCCGCAAATCCTGCTCGATGAGCCTATGATTAGGACCACCGCTGCCAAGCTTGAGGTTGGGGACCAGCTGGAAGTGGACAATGAGGTGGTTACGGTCACCAAAGCTGAGGCCAAAGGCGGCAAGCGAGTGATTCATTACGTCAATAATGACGGGGATGTGTCACGGGTGACTGTGAGCGGCGGCAAGCGGTTTATGAAGTTCGAGAACCCCCAGGAAGAGGCCCTTGCTGGGCCGCAGAAAAATCTCTTTGAAGAGGGCAGAACAGCCGAGCAACTCGAAGCACAGCGATCCTTGTTCGAGGAAGAGGATGAGCTTGCAGAGAAAGCTGCGGGCCAGTATTCGCTGAACATCACCCCTGTGAGCGTCGATCCAACGGCTGACGAGGATCTCACAGCAGAGGAGCGCGAAGATCACCTGTACAAACACGGAATGATCTTGGAAGTAATGTCTGGCTGGGAAGTTGACAGTGCCCCAGGCACAAGGGCCTATGTCATTTCAAATGATTACGGGCCAGCTGGCTACATCCTAACAAGGGAGAGGTATAAGAATTCCTCCTACTGGGCTGATCGGGACGGTGTGCAGCGAGACCGCGAGGTTTACGTAGAGTACGTTGAAGCGGTTTTTGACAAAAAGGGCGATCTGATTACAGACATGAAAAAGCGCTACACCAGCATGGGCGTCAGGCAGGTTGCTGCTGCACGCGACATCTTTTCAGAGATGTATCCTGATGCTTTATGGATTGGCGGGTACAGAGTTGGCGGCGTCAGGGCTGAAAAGGGCTGGAAGGGGAAAGACGCGTATACAAGAATTCCTCTTTATAGTAAGTCCCGCAGGAAAGAAGGCGATGTGCCCAGCTGGTGGACAACTGATGACGACATCTACCAGGAAGGCGTGCTTTCACAGGATGTTTTGCTAGACCGGCACGGAGTGTTCGAGACTACCGGATATACTGACGAGCAATATATCGGCATGCTTGGCGACTTAGATCCGCTCCCAGATACAGAGTACGAGCTTTCTGAAGCAGAGCTACGATCTGAGCTTGGCCTCGACGAAGACTCTGTGAGGCAGGCCTACGACGATATCACCACAACGAATGTCCTTGACTCAGGGGAAGTCGAGACCAAGGTGCATGATGTTTTCGATGTTGAGGAGGAAACAGAGTCAGAGCGTGCCAGGATCGATGCCATGCGGCACATCCGCGCACAGGATGATGTCATGTATTCGCTTCACAGCAAGGACCCGGATGCAGACAAAACATCAGCAATGTTGAAAGCTGTTAACGCTGAGCTACAGCAAGTCATTAACTTTTTGAGTAAAGAAGATAAATTGACGGAAGAGGCCAAGAGTCTTTTTGAGGCACTCGGAATGGACACAGAGGGCACGAAGCCCATAGTGAAAATCGATGAGTTGCCTGAAGGAACGGACCAGCTAGAGGAGGTCCAAAAGATCTTTAAGGCCCTTGGCATGGATTCGTTCTACTCCTTTACCGGCATCGAGGATTCCGACAAGCTGGTCAGCGAGTACACAACTGAGGACTGGAATGCGCTCGGTAAAAAGCACGGGGTTAAGAATCTCGGCGGCATGGGCAAGATGGTAGAGATCTACCCAGGCGTGGAGATTCCAGGTGGCCTCGATGGCACGTTCACCTATGAGGAGATCCTCTGGCTCAAGCATCAGGCCATTGATGTGTACAACTTGCCGCGTGACATCCACCGCGATCTCCACCACAAGATCGTACGTACCATGCAGCCGGATCCAAAAGACACGCTTCAGGTTCTGAACCATTTCATCTTCTCGATGCTCAGTCCCAACCAGCCGCTCACACCGAATGAGCTTTCGTACGCTGTCGTCCGTGTGAGGAACGACGAGGAAAGTAAGGAGTGGGCGAAGCGGGTTCCCTGGGATACCACAAAGGGTGAATCAGGGAACGCTGAATCATTCTTAAAGTACGATGCTGACAACGAGGAAGCAATCAGGTTCATCAAGGCAGCATACAAGTCAGCTGAGACTGACCGACGGAAGAGGCTCAAGATTAAAGCGAAGCCTCAGACCCGGTCGATTGAATGGCTGATGGAGAACAGGCCTGGAGGGCACGGATTCGATAAGTGGTACAGGAACTATTACAACTCGAAGATTTCTAGAGAGTTCAATCTCCAAGCAAAAGAGAGCGGCGGGATGGGGCTGCTCGGTACTGCTGAGATGACGAACATCGCTGAGTTGAATCAGTTTTATCAGTCGGACCCAGATTGGTTCTTGAAGCAGAACATGGATGGTGGCCCTGAGTCGCCTACATCCTGGCACACATACGTTGAGCGCCTTGGCTCACAATTCAGGGGCATGGCGACGAAGGTGGCCAGCTTCGCTGCTGTCTGGCAGGACCCGCTTGGCGCTGCCATTTCAGCGGTTGACCGTCACATGGGGCGGATCTATGAGCCGGTGCTTTTCCCAACTCCACAAGAGCGCCTTGAGTGGGAAATGAAGGTCATTAAAGACTGGAACAAAAGCAAGGCTGCTAAGAAGGAAGGGAGAATCAAGGCGAGGGTAGAGGAAGGCGAAATCAAAAACTTTGATGAGTTGTTCATGCGTCCAGGTGGAGACGGCCATTTTGTAAAGGCAATCATGGATAAGATGAAGCCTGGAACCGCTGTCTACCTTACGAAGAAGGGCGAGAAAAACCACAAACTGCCTGAACACTGGAAGAACTTTGAAGGCAAGTGGCTTGGGCCTGAGAAAGACATCACGATTCAGAAGATGTCCGAGGCATACAAGGACGCGCTGCTTGTGAATGCAAAGCGAGCACAAGAACTAAACATGGGCTTGTTCGCGACGCAGTGGTTTGAGTGGGATCGATATCGCCGTCGCCTTGAGCCGCATGAGATCAACTTCCCAGGCTTGTACAAGCTGCCGCATCTCTCAAAGCGGGAAATTAATTTTGCAAAAGAGCAGCATTCCGCAGCTGGGTACCTTGCTGGAACGAAAGAGAAAGTACCAGTTCTCGACTCGAAGGGAAGACCGACGGAATCTGTGGACATACGTTTGAAGCCTGTCAAGACTGCCCCCCTTGGCTCGCTGAATTACTATTCGTTCTCGGAAGGCCCAGGCCACTTCCCTCCGGGTCGAGGTTTTCGTACACCGTTGTACAACCTCCATCAGGCCCAGCCGCTTTCTGGCCTCGACCCAGAATCAGGCCCAGCCTGGGGGCTACCTGACCAAACCTGGAAGTCGTGGCTGATTAACAAATTCCAGGACAAGTTCTATCGCGTGAAGCAGCTTCAGACTGAGATTGAAAAGAGGTACGGGAACATCCACGAAGACATGGATGCTTACCTTCACGAAATGCTGTACCACGGAAAGGCCGCTGACCAAGTTGAGGCGTTCGAGCGCGAGTACGTGAATCCATTGCTCGACGCCTTGCATGAAGGCAACTTCAACATAGAGGAATTTGAAAACTGGCTGCACGCACGGCACGCAGAGGAACGCAACGCTCATCTTGACGATGTTTGGTACAACCGGAAGAAGAAGCGGTGGGAAAAAGAAATCTCAAACATCGAAAACCAGATTGAGTATGCTGAATCTCGTGACTACGACACAACGATACTGAAGCGAAGGCTTTACAGACGGAAGAAAGATCTAGCGAATCTGAAGCCGAATATCCAGCACTCAGGCATGACAAACGAACAAGCTGAAGGGGTGCTTAAAGAGGCTGGCAACAAGTTCGATGGTGTGGCAAGGCTTTTCGATAACATGATGGATCAGAAGTTGAAGATCCTTCATGAGGCTGGGCTGATTACAGATCAGCAGCTTGAGAACGTGAGCATCTACGAGCACTACGTCCCTCTCAAAGGGAAGGAATTCAAGGGAGACCTTGAGGAAATCCTAGAGGATGCAAACATCCACACAGGGCAAGGCTTTGACATCAGAGGCGATGAGCTTGGGTTCAGCTTTGGAAGAGTCGGAGACACTAAGCACACGCGTCCAGTTCTTGCACAGGCGGTTGTGGATATCGAGGAAGCCATTGTCAGGGCAGAAAAGAATCGTGTTGGTCAAGCATTCCTTGAGCTTGTGCAAGAGTTTCCGAATGAGAATCTCTACAAAGTGAACTCTGTCACGCGGCGCAGGGTATGGGACCGCAGCACCGGAACAGTGAGGCTTGTAAAGGACGCGTTCGCAAATAACGAGGACAACGTGGTCGCCGTCAAGAAGGATGGCAAGACTCATTACATTGAGATCTTTGATTCCAGGCTGTCAACCGCAATGAAGAACCTTGGCTCAGGGCCGATGCACAGCGCTGTGAGGATATTCGCTGCCGTTAACAGGTTCATGGCAGCTGCCAACACAACGTACAACCCAGAGTTTGTAATCGCCAACCTACTTCGTGATGTCCAAACAGCGGGCTTCAATATGACAGCAGAGGATCTCAAGCATGTGAGGAATGAGACCCTGTTGAATGTGCCGAAAGCAATCAACGCAATCCGCAAAGCAGAGGGACTCACGTTCAAGGAAGATGCAGAGGTAGCAGCTGACGAGTGGGTCAAGTACTACAATGAGTACGTAGCAGACGGCGGGAAAATCGGGTTCTTTGGATACACGGACGTGGTTACAAAAGCGCGATCTATCCAGCGCAAGGTAGAACGTGCTGGCAACAGCAAGGTGTACAACACGTTTTCGTACGCGCAGAAAGTAGGCGATCTTGTCTCTAGTGCTAACTCTTCGGTTGAGAATGCTGCGCGCCTTTCCGTTTATGTTGCCTCTCGTAAGGCTGGAGTTTCGCGTAAGAAGGCAGCGGCGATAGGTCGAAACCTCACAGTTAACTTCAACAAAAAGGGTGACGCAGGGCAGGCGCTGAACGCTTTTTACTTGTTTGCAAATGCGTCGATCCAGGGCACCGCCCGCATGATGTCAGCTGTGCTGAATCCCAAGAACAAGTCGCTTCAAAAGCTGGTCGGCGCACAGATCATGGCATCGTGGGCACTGGCTGCATTCAATCGCGGCATTGGCGGGGAAGATGAGGAAGACGGGTATCCTTGGTGGGAGAAAATCGGAGACTGGCAGAAGGAGCGCAGCCTGATTGTCATGATGCCAGAGGGCGAAGGCCAGCACATTAAAATCCCGCTGCCTTACGGGTATAACGTGTTTCATGTGGTTGGAACTCAGCTTGAGGCAATGTTACATGCAGTCCTGTCTGGGACATCGACAGTAGAGGGGACAGCAAAAGGGGCGGCGAACCTGTTCAACGCGATCATGACAGCCTTCAACCCGCTTGGCGGCGCGAGCCTGGACAGCAAGTGGGAAGCCGTCAGGTGGCTGGTTCCGTCAGCCTTTGCCCCGATTGCAGACACGTTCGTGAACGAGACGTACTACGGCGCTCCGATTGCCCCTGTGAGGTCCTCGTGGGACCATAGCCCGGACTCGCAGCGGTACTTCAAAAGCGTTAATCCAATCGCAAGGGAACTCACAGCTTTTGTGAATCGATGGACTGGCGGGAACGAGTATGAGTCGGGGTGGATCGACCAGAACCCTGAGACTCTGGAGTACCTCGTTGGCGCGTACACTGGCGCTGGCGCGAAGACTGGCGCAAGACTTTTCACTGATGCCAAGTGGCTGAAAGACGTGATGACAGGTGGCGACCTCTCAAAGTATGAGGCCAACGACATCGTTTTCTTGCGGAGAATTTACGGCGAGGTTGCAGACTACACGGCAGCAGCGGTTTTCTATGAGAACATCGAGGGGCTAGAGCAGGGTGAGAAGGCTTACAAGAACCTCGAAGGTGATCAACTGGCTGACTGGAAAGAAGACAATGGCTGGATGGTCCCGTTGTTCAAGAAGCTCACAGATGCACAAAAAGGCATCCGGGAAACGGACGACCCGGATGCCAAGAATAGAATCCGAAAGGGATTCAATAAATCGTATCGAGAAGCGTGGCTCAGTCAGTTTGACTGAAAAAGCTTATCCATCAATGCGTGCCACTCCCCTGAGTCTGCAATAGGAGGAGACTCACGAGGCCCAGGCGGGCGACTCTCAATGAATGAAGCTATGCCCCACAACCACGTCCCCGTTACGTGATACCAATTCTCGCGGAATTGGATGGACCACAGACCAATGTGGTAAGCAACCCAATTGAGTATTCGTTTTCTCATTGTTCGTCAAGGGGCAGCATGGGCTGGCACTGGTCACACTCCCACGCAGCCGCCTCATCCTGTGTCTCGAAGCCGGTTTGCACAAATCCGCAGTCGGGGCACTGCACGCTGTAAGCAACATTGATGCGTACTGGCTTCGTGATTCTCATTTCATCTTTCTTCCAAGCACGCATGAGCACGCCAAAGAAATCCTTCTCGATGATTACATGGTCTGCTTCATCCGGCTGGTTGGCCACCACCCACTCTTTCCCTTCTTCTCTTAACCACTGGACTTTGATTTCCATATTCTAACTCCCACCATCGCCGGGTGATTTCTTCAGCTACTTCCAGCTGAACCGGCGACTTTTTCCCTTGAGGCATGAACTCTTTGTCATACTTATTCAGTGATCTCACTAGGTTCCAGAACACGTCCTTTGCCTCTCCCGGCCAGTACCTCCTTTTGGAAGGTAAGCGCCTGGGCTTTGCTCGTGACCCAGCAGCAGCAGGCTCCTGCTTTTGCCCACTGTTTGAGGCGGTGGCGTTGGAGAGGCTCGGGTTGTTCAGGAAAGACTTTAACTTCGATCTCGATGTGGAGTCCATCGATACACCCTGTAATGTCTGGATCTCCAGCAATGTGACCAACAGAGTCCGCAGATCGACAGCGGACAACGGTACAAGAGTTTTCGTTGAGTGCTTCGATGATTGAACTCTGGATACTTCGTTCAAATGGAGAATCGCCTCTGCGAGCCATCTCGCCTCCTCCCAGTTTTCTGAGCTTAATGTATTGATCAGCTTTTGGAGCATACAGATCCTCCGGTCCAATGAAGTCAGGATGATAAACGTGCTTTACCATTGCAACATTGCCCTTCTTGCAGCAGGAACGAGGATAAGTTTGTCTTTAGATCTCGTCATCCCTACGTACATTTGACGGATGATTGGGTCCGGGTTCTCCAGGTAAGACTCCTTCCCAGCCATGCTCAGATCTGGAATGAGAAAAACATTGTCCGCTTGCCCACCTTTCACGCTGTGAATGGTCCCCACAATTATAGACGGGGTCTCCTTCATAGATGACATGGCTGAAATCAGGGTATACCTGAACGCAAGTTGTTCTCTTCTCTTCCCGTCTTTCACGGTGCTCAGCCACCACTGCACGTCCCCCTTGAGTGCGCGGTTGAGGTTCTCCGGTCCAAGCAAGTTGGAGAGTTCTCCCATTGGCACTAAGGAATCGTTCGAGCGTTCGCGTTTCAATTTTGCCTTCGTGCCATAAGCCAAGTGCGATGATGACATCTCCCTCACCCATGAATGGAGCAGCCTGTAGCTCCACGGTGTTGTGAGTAATGCACGCACCGCATCCGCACTTGTTACAGTGGTACCACTTCCAGCCAAGAGTGGGTTCCATGTCGAGGCGTAATCCCCCTTCACACGGTAGGGGTTGTGATACGCAATCTTGTTCTCCTGGAGAACCTGGAGGATCGGCTTCAGCATATAGGCGCACGTTGATAAGATCATGGTGGTTCCATCTAACGCTGATGCCTCTTCCACAATGTGGGCAGGGTGTCGGGTGACCATTTCGGACACTAGTCCATTGTTGGCTGTTGGCTCGTACTCCTTCATCTTCCGATTTTTGATTTGCCTTATCCATCTGTCTGCGTACTCCTTAACCCTTTTTGGTAGCCGGTAAGAGCGAGGCAGCACCCGCTGATCAGTCGAGAACCCTAGGAAGGCATCAACGGATGCGCCTCGCCATTCGTAAGCAGCTTGATCGTCGTCGCCAGCGATCACCACATTCTTCGCCTGTGAGGCCCACTTTTGGAGGAGCCTGTATTCAAGAGCAGAGCAATCCTGCGCCTCGTCTAGGATGATGTGATCGAGTGGGCAATCGATGTGGTTCAATGCTAGCTCGATCATATCAGTAAAGTCGATGAGGCTGTTGGCTTCTTTCCAGCTAATGTATTGATCCCACCAGTTCTTCGCGCTATCTGGCCACCTCCTACTTGGTATGCACTGTGCCCTGAATAGCGCCACTCTCCCAGAGATGCTGTCACTGAATCTCTGCTCGCTGTCTTCACTTATCTTGTCTTTCGGCAAGTGCTGAGAATGTGGTCGTCCCCTATTGAATTCGTCTCGATCCTTGTCTGTGATTACCTTGTACCGGCCTTCAAATTCAGCTGTCACAGATCGATAGGCATGTGCGTGGAGAGTGCCTACATTCTCCTTGGGAACCCCTGTATTACGGGACTGGATTTCGATGGCGGCAGTCTTTGTGAGTGAGCAGATCATGATGTTGTGTCCACCATGTTTGTCAGCAGCCTGCCTTGCCCACTTAGACAAGGTTGTTGTCTTCCCGCTACCAGGGGGGCCGAAGAGTGTAGTTCTACTCATCGCTCACCTCGATGCCGAGGATTTCCAGCAGCTTGAAAAGATTGTTCCGCGCTGGTCCGATGAAGCACTTCGTGTACGCCAACGCTCGTTTGATCTGCTTGCGGGTGATGATGTGGAGGTTGGTTGGTTGACCTTCTTCATCTATTTCAATCTCGTGGTAGGAATCTCGATCTTTCTCCAACTCCTCGATGCGCTTGTAGAATGCCCTGTTGTCTGCTTCAAGGTTTGCGTTGACCTCGCCCTTCAGAGACAGCCGCATCTCCAACTCCGCGATGCGCTCCAGTAAGCTCTTATTTTCTTTTGCAAGAGCGTCAATCGTGGCGCGTTGTGAGGCGTTCTCCGCTCTCACTTCCATGAAGCCGCCCTGGTACATCTCCAGTTCCTGAACTTTAACGAGAAGATCGTCGGTTTGATTGTGCCAATCGTCCCGCACTTCGCGGCACACCTTTAGAGCTTCCTCTAGTTGCTCGATGCGCTTGTCCTTGTCACTCATCGCTGCACCTGAAGGACCAGCCCCACTTCTGGTTGAACCAGTACTGCCCCTGCGCCCAGGCTGTCTCAGAAGACACGGTTACGCATGGCGTCGGCGTAGGCGTCTTGGAAGGCTTGCACGTAGGCGTTGGCGTAGCGGTGGGCGTATACGTGGGCGTAGGCGGTGGCGTCCAGGTTCCGGTTGGCGTAGGTGTAGCCGTCGGCGTGTTGCTTGGCGTGGGCGTGGGCGATGGCGATGGCTTTTCGGTGGGCGTCTGTGTGGGTGTCGGTGACGGGCACTCGATAATCCCCCTCAAGTCCACGATCATCGGCTGTACCTTGTGGTTTGGTGACACGATCTGCTGACCCGAGTCGTCCATGTAGGTCTTGTACAAGGGATCGAGCACGAAGATCGCCTGTGTCCCCCAGCAGTTTCGCGTAGTTGATTTCTGGTGGGGTCCCTTGTGGCTCAATGCGCGGCGAACCAGCGCCCGTGGGACGCATGTCATCGGTTTCTTCGGGTCGTCGAGCAGATTCCATATTGCAAGCTGGACATGCCTTCTCGTCACGATCTTTCCGCATACGATCTCCCTTCCAACGAAGTTCTGTTCCATGATCCACTCGACGTAGTGGATGTTCTCCGGGTGGTCAACGATACCGGCCAGTTCGTCCCAGTCCGTAATTACCCGTGCATCGTAGGTCTGGCCCGTGCGTACCTTGCGCTGGCGGTCGAGGCACCATCCGTTGAATCCGTTCCTGTTGAACGGCGGGGCGCCCTCTAGTTCCAATCGGAACATAGCCCGTGAGCCACCCTGGTACGCCCTGAAGGAAGTGTAGCTCGGCAAGTGAGGGTTGTTCCTCTGGTTCGGGGTCAAGTGCTTCGTGCCAGCTGAACATGGGGTCGTGCTTTTCACAACGGCGTGCGCCGCGAAGTAGAGATCCGAGTGGACCTCCGTCCGTGGAATCTTGAATTGAAGAGCTTGTGTCGTTAGGTGATCGAACACCCGTTGAAGTTTCCCAGGTATCGCATACGGGAATGGGGTTTCTTGCCATCCGAAATTTGCCTCCGTGATTGTCCAGTCGTAGTCCGTGATCAGATACGTCACCCACAGATGCGTGTCGGTCCAGGTCAGCAGAACCTCGCCAACCTCGATGTTCTGGGCCGCGATCAGTGGGAACGAACAGTTTGCCCCAGATGTGAAGGGCATGACCACCGGCTCACCGGACACGGCCACAATCGGCTTGTGGATTACGTCTGCTGCTACGAAAGACGCGCAGAGGAGCATTAAAGCAGAAACAACGGCAATTGCGAGCCACTCGTCATCCCAGTATTTTACAGATTTCATGTTCACTCCCTTATCCATTTCTGTAGGTTCGGGTCCTTGCCCATCCAATAAAAGAAATCCTTGATCATTACTTCTGCTGGCAGCTGTCCAGGACTCAGTGGCACAACCCATACATTCAAGTTTGAATCAGCAAACACGTACCTTCCAAGGGAGCCATGGTGGTGGTTGCAAATCCACACCCATTTAATATCGAGGCAATCCCTGTTCTCAGTAGATGCGCCTGGGTTCTCCTCGTCACAGATGTCGAGGTCGTTGCCGTGCCCGCTGTTTGCATCGTAATTGTTTGGCACGTAGTAGTAGTGCTTCTTCCGCTTGCTGCCCATCCACTCATACATCTCTTCAGTGGTTGGGGCCGTCCATCTCGTCTGCTCCTCAAGCTGCATCGTCATCTCGGCGTGCGCCCTGATGTCCGCAACGCAAGCTGTGAGCCTCGCCTGTGCAGTGAGGCTCAGTCCGTACGCCACAGCGGCTGCGAGGATCCCGATTACAGCAACCGTAATCAGCACCTCAATCAATGTGAAACCTTTTTTCATTGTTCCTCCTTTGGCGGCACAGACCAAAGCCTGGGCCTACCATGTCCTGAGAATTGTCGTTTCTCACACCCTAGATCTCTAAGTAACCTCGCCATGTTGGAGTTCTGAATCTGGTAGCCGGAACCGGACAAGTGTCGCTTAAAAAGCTCCCATTTGAAGTACACAACACCGTCTTCCTCGTAGAGCGTGGTGGCTGTCATGTTCTCAAGCTCCGCCACAATATTCGATAAGTCGCGCTTGCGATCTACAAAATTGTGTAGCTCGTTGAGAATGTTGTACGCCCTGTTCCCCTCCTCTGCTTCTTTCACGTCTACTTTGGCCTGTAGTACCAACGATAGGAAATCATCCCACTGAGGATTCTTGAGCCGCCGAATCATGACACCTGCTTCTTCGTAAGCAATAGCTCGCATACGCTCTTGCTTCATGAGCGTGTCAGTGTCTGGTATGACCAGCGTGCTTTCGTCTTCAAAGTAGAACACGTAGCTACTCTTTTCCTTTTGCCCCTTGAATTCCGGGATGATTCTCTTCTCGATCCTTTTTACTGTCTTGCTCAAGACCGCTGAGATGCCAGCTATGTGAGATTCCGGGTCGTCCTCTTCCAAGGCTGCGGTGACCTTGTTTCCTACCACCTCCCCCTTTGTGTTCGCACGAGCACGTTTTACGGTACTCATATACCAAGATTCCGGCTTCTCCGAGGCGTCGTTCTGTGCTTCCCTCCACAACTTCAATGCCACAATAATTTGGCCGTCGTGGAAGCCTGATGCACACAGGAGATTCGCTAGTGACATGCAGTAGCCACTCGGCGAAGAGTCTTTCAGTCTTCGTGCTCGACGCCAAGTAGAATCGAACGTAGAATCTGACTCCTGAAGGAGGTGCAGCTGGCGCTTCAATTCGGAGATATTTACTTCTCCGTCTATCGACTCCGCTGACCGGCTGTCTTCGTCTAAGGAAACCTCCGGTAAGAATGACTCCAAGTCGCTGAAGGAAGTTGAGTGCCCGCTTTCCTCGATTAGTTGACATGGTGATTTTGTCCTTGTGTTGATTGTCCCAGGTAAGCGCATGACCCGCGACAGGTCGATAAGTGAATCAATGGTGTGTGGGCACCGGCCATCAGCCCATCTATGAAACGCCTTGATGATCTTGCTGGCCCGTATTCTGTCTTCGTCTTCCTCGATCCAGAAAGGTTCGTCAAACATGAGGTAGACATGGATCCCGCCCCCACTGTGAATAATCCAGGTCCAAAATCCTGAAAGCTCATCAGTGACCCAGTCGATAGCTTTGTTGACTGAAGGGAAGTAATTTTTTTCTCCATTGTCTTTCTCACAATCGATGTCGAGCCAAACACCGAATAGCCCGTAAGCATTATCTTTTGTCCGCTTAGTAATGCCCCTCGGATACGCGGCCATCGTGAAGTAGGTATCACGTTCTGGCTTGACCGCTTTCTTGATCGCGTCGATAGACGAACACCATACGTGTGCCCTGTTATGCTTAGTCCATATGGCGAAACGTGCCTCGTGGCTGATTGCGTCGCCATAGAACTGCTCCAAAAAGGGTACGGTGATTGTGTCTATCTGGCTCATCCGGTATAATCCTCCTGGCTCCTTCCTAGGGTCAGCCCCCCGACTGGGTTTTCCAGAAACCTTTCCCAGCCGGGGGGCACTAGCATCAGAGGATTATTCCGGGAGCGCCGAAGTTGTTTCCACCGTCTCCGTGAACTGCGCTCGGAGCAACCGCATGGACTTGAGTTCCTCGTCGGTCAACGGCCTGACCATCTCAAGCTCCACCTGTGAGTAATCGATCCCCGAGTCGTTCTTCTCCTTTCTCAGCGAGAACTTTGTGACAACGCTCCAGAAGGCCTCGCCGGTCGGGACGAGACGATTGATGTATCCCTGAACTTCCTTGAGTGAAGACGGAGGGATGGACATGAACAGCGGAGCGAGATCGTTCTCACGGAAGATGAGCATTTGCTTGCGCTCGGAACAGGCTTTGCCTTTCGTCGGCTCGCCTTTGTCGTTGACAGCGGTGCCCCACTGAGCCTTCGGGCAGGTCGCGCAGTCACCCGTGATCTCATCCGGGCAGTTCTCGCCAACGATGCCGTGACGCAGGTCCAAGGACATGCAGTCGGGCGGCTCATTGCCGCCGCTGTACTTCGTCGCGTACCACATCCTCACATCCTGAGCAGCAACGATGATGGCCTCGAACTCCTTCACATCCTCTTCGCCGATTGACCAGTACCGGGTTCCACCGGAAGGGATTTTGATTTTGTCGAGGTCGCCAAGAGACGGGCGAGCGTGGCCCATGGATTCCCTGAGTTCTTCCTGGCTGAGCCGCGATCCCTTGTCACTCTGCGGTGTGAGAGCCGCGAAGCCTGATGCAACGATTGCTTTTTTCTTGGTTGCCATGTGTTACCCCTTTTTCCCTGTAACTCTGATGGTTGTTTGTTCGGTGATTTTAATGACGCCTTGTAGCTCCTTGGGAAGCTTGCGCTCAATTTGCTCAGGCGACAGGTTATTGTCTGGGTCAAACTCCCTGACCCAGGCACCCAGCGATGTTCCATTGACCGTATCCTTGACCATATCCTCCTTCCCAGCCCTCTTCATTGCATCTACCAGGGCAGGCATGTTGCCACCGGCAGAGGCGCGAACGATCCTGTTGATCCCAAGCGTGCCAAACGGGGTCTTCGCGCTGGCCAGTCCATCGTCCACCATTTTTTTCAGCATCACCTCCTCGCTCTTCTCGATGTCGGCGTTGATTTTGGCAAGCTTTTCTTTGAGCTTGTCCCTTTTGATGTGCAGCTTCACAAACTTTTCATAGTCACTCATATTCCTGCTAACGCCCCTTCCACAATGTCTTTCTTCTGACGTAGGGCACGCGAGATGTCTACGTCGATGGTTCCTTTCACTCGAAGGTGGATGTAAAAGGTTGTTCGAGTTTGTCCGGGTCGATGGGTTCGTTTGATTGATTGTTCGTAATCTCCCATATCAAAGGTGGGTGAGTAGTAGATGGTGTAGCGGGACCGAGAGAAATCCACTCCAACTCCACCCGACTTATACTGGACTGCAAGTATCGGAGCTTTGCCAGCTTTCCAGTCGGCCAGTTCATCAACCTTGCCAGATAGCTCCAAACTCCTGCGTCCGAGAGCCTCACAGGTTTCGCGAATTCGACTGAGATCATCTGTATAATTCGCGAAGATACAGACTGGCTCGTCGGGATGCAGATCCTCAAGCACTTCTTCGAGTAGCTTTTGCTTTGAGAACCCGATTCGGTGATAGCGTCCGTCTTCATCGTGGACCGTCCCCTGTGTGATCTGTTGCAGGCGGACCAGCTTGACCAAGCTGTTTGCCGCAGTAACCACACCAGATTTCAGCTGGGCTATTAGATCCCGCTTCATTGAATTGTAGATACGTGATTCCTCCGCATCGAGGACAGTAGTACGGATGATGTGATGTCGTTTCGGCAAGTCCAGCACATCGTCGGCCATCACTCGAATCATCAGGCTGTCGAGCTTCTCCTTGAACTCCTCCTCGTTGTTGAGTCTCAAGAATTTCCTGTTCTCGAAGCCACCGAAGATGCCGTATCGAGCTTTGAATTCCGTGAAGGATGTTCCGTATATCCCCGGATCCAGGAACCTCGCTTGAGCGTAGATGTCCATCGGATCCTTCGGCATCGGGGTCCCAGTCAAGCCCAGCCTGCAAGCATATTGCCCGACTGATTTGGCCAAGAACATGGACAGCTTCCCCCCAGGCGCTTTCGCTCGGTGGCACTCGTCCATCACTAGAAGATCCCAGATCCTCGACTTGACGAGGGTCCTGAAGGGTTCCCTCCAGACGCTCTCGTGGTTGATCACAATTACCCGACTGTAACTCGAACTGGGGAACGCCGCCAAGAATCTCTTGGCTGCTTCCGTTCGCTTTTTGATTGGCCATTGCGCTTTGGAGCCAGTCCTGGTAACTCTGTCTCCGAGCAGAGTGACGACTACGTCTGTGTCCCCCGCGTGCTTCTCCCTCTCGTCCGCCCACGTTTGGATTACCGTTTTCGGACAAGTGACCAGTACCGTCCTGATCTTCGGGTAATTCCTGATCAAGTCGTACACCACCTTGGTCTTCCCGGTCCCCATATCCAGGCCAAGTAATGCCCCGCCGCCTATCGGCACCCCATCCAAGTTGAGACGCAGCCGCCCAAAATGATAGGACTGTAACTGGTGTTCCCAAGGTGGTAAAACAGTACTTGGTATCGGATCGAGCAAGTTGGCTGACGATTGCTTCAGCGATGCCGCGAGCCTCTGCTTTTCGCTGGCTTCCAGTAAGGCTTTGATTCCTGAGTCGATCTGTGCAGACGGATACAATGAGAGTAGCCCAGGGACAATGGAGGATGAAAGAGGGTATGTCCAGCATCGTCGCTCCCGGTCCCAACGGGATCCCGCTATCGCCTTCAGGACCGTCCGCTGCTCGTAGGGAGTCCCGATCACCAGGATCCTCGACGTTGTGGTCTCTATCCTTATCCCCATACTGAGTAGACATCTGTGTCCAGCACTTCTGTGATTTCCATGGCCAGCACAACGGTTGGCACACAGATGGCCCTTTCAATGCGGCGATAGTGTGATTCCGACACCTTTACGTTGCCTCTGGCGCGAACACGCTCAGCAACATCGCAAAGCGTCAACCCCATTTCCTTGCGCCTGTCTTGCAATCGCTTCCCTGCGTGTATGCTCATTTGCGAACCTCCAATCTGTCAACCTTATCAGTTAAGACGTTGACTGTCAACCCTTTGGCTTGCCTGTTCCAGGCACTTTCGAGACCATCTCTTCGGCGTACCCATCCTGGTGATAATCAGAATTGGGATCGGTGGAATCGTGCTCTTTGAGTCCATAGTCCTTGATCTTCTGTTCGTTGCTTTTGGGGTAATCCACAGCGTGGAACCCTTGACCTCGCAGCTTGAACCCGGCCACGGCGTTCGGCATGACTTTCATTGGGATTGCTACGTCGGCCTCGTCGGCGCACTGGTTGCAGTAGCGGTCAGGCTCTTTCATGCCAATGGCAGTGCGCTCTTCCTGGCATCCACAACGGGGGCACTTGAGGTTACGCGTTACCATCTCGTCTATCCCTTTCCATCCTCTTCGCTGTCTGCTCGTGCTGGTATTCTCTTTCGGCTGCTCTACCAAACTCGTGGCCGAGAAAAAAGAAAACCACACAGAGGCCTAGCATGAGTAAGTAAATCATTCGTCCTGCTCCTTCTTTGATAGCTCCTCGATCTTGCGCTCAACAACGAGCAGCCGCTTGTGCAGCCGCTCGATCAGGTCTCGCAGCAGAGCGAGGCCCGTGCGTCGCTTGTTGCGCTCTACCTGGAATCGCTTCTCGAAAGACATTCCCATTTCCCCGACTTGAAGTTGAGTTCTTTGATCTGGGTTTTACCTTCGTTGTCTTTGTAGAAAGCCTTGGCGTACTGGCCGTCAGCAGGGATGAATCGGTCGAGGTCGAGGACGGCGGCGCAGTCTTTGCAGCAGCCGTGCCGCCTGCTCCACAGGATGGACGGCTCGTTGCATTTAGGACAAGTAATCATTTCTTCTCCTTCGCTGGGATGATCACGAACGGCTCGCCTTTGTCGAGGGCGATGTTGATTTCTCGTTTTATGAATTCCCAGTCGGCGTTGGTTTTGGGTCGCTTGTGCAGCTGGCACTGTGTATAGCGATCAAAGCGCCAAAGCTCTGGCATTGGCAGCGATTCAGGATCACCCTTCGGTGCCACTTGGGACCTCCATGCGGCGCAGGTCATCTGTGAGCACGTTGACCTTGCCGCCAACCTCGTAGATGAAAAACGTTTCCAGCTGCCCGGTTTCGCTCATGTCCCTGATGGCCTGCATCAAGTCAATCACGCTCATTGAGCCGTTGGGGACGCAGCCGGGGCACAGCAGCATCACATCGGTGTGGAGCTTGGTGGAAATGACCTGCTCTGTGAGGCCCTTGGTTGCCTTGCACATCAGGCAGGATTCTGGGTTGTCTCGTCTCACAGTGAGGAGAACGTCGTCCTCTTTCGTTGCCTCTACAGCGGCGTTGGCCAAGGATGGCAGCACTCCGTCTTCGGTGTTGGGTTTCATGAGATGCTCTATCATTCTTCCTCCTTCTTGATGAATTCCTCTGGAACCAGCATGTACCGCTTGCCGGAACCGGACAGCTTGCGGGTTACGGTCAGATCGCCGTTGTCATCCTCGCCAATGATTTCCACCAGGGACGTGATGTTGTGGCCGATCATAGTGTTCCATGCCTCAGCAGCCCTGGTGCCGTGGCCGCTCCAGCTGTCGTTTTTCAGCTGGTGATGCTGCCAAAGCTCGACCCAGGTCGTCGGCTCTGGGTCGTAGTATTCCTCCAGGCCGTTGCACGAGCAGTGAGCGCCGGTCACGAGGTACATGGTGCCCTCGCGCACGAACAGCAGCACCGCGTCGCCCTCGTAGCCCTCATGGACGTACGACGCGAAGAGGATGGCGCTGTCTTCTGGAAAGGTCTTCATGTCCTCTTCGTTGTTTTGCTTCCACTCTGGAAAGAAATCATTGAAGACATCCTGCCGGTTCTTCCACTCGTTGTGGTACCGGGCGTTGCCTAGTCTGAACATCAGTTTTCCGCTCCTTCCTCATGTGTCCCAACCTGAACCATTTCGGACAGCAGCATGATCATCATTTGCGCTCCATTCAGGTAGGACAGCGCCTCTTTGTATGTGCCGTTCATCGTCCAGCCGTGCGTGCCGAGCGCCCCGATCTCGATGCTGTACACGAGAGGGTACTTGTCGCCGTCCAGGATCGTCCCTGCCTGCGGCGTTGTGACCTCGGCGATGATGGTTCCGTCTGTGCCGTTGACGATGGCAGAGGCCGTTTCCTGGAGCGATTCAAGCTCTCTGGCTCGGCGGTGCTCTCTGCTTTCCTCACTCATGAGGCAGTCCACATATCACGGACGCCCCAGAGGTAGGCCACGCACTCCTTGAACGTGCCGCCGTAGACGAGGTTGATGTTGTTCCCGTAGAGGATGACCTGGAACGATCCCTTGCCTCGGCCCTGGATCTCCAGGTGCAGGCCGGTGCCTTCATGAATGCGCTTGGCCATCCTGTTTAGGGTTTGACGGTCGGACAATTTCTTTTCTGCCATGTTGGCCCCCTTTCATCGGCCCAGCGCCCGCAGGCGCTCGCCCCATAAAAGGGAGAACCCCGCCCCCCATTTGCAGGGGGCGGGGCAGCCTATAGCTGAAGGGAGAGCTACAGGCGCTCGTTGAGAAGCCGGATGACCTCGAAGCCGACATCTTCGATGGTCTTGTCGTGGGCCTTGGCGACGGCCTTGACGGCGTTGTAGGCGACGAGCACGATCTCGTCAATCGCGTCGTCCACCTCGCTGGCCTCGACGTTCGGCTCGGCCTTGGCAGCGGCCTTGGCTTTGGCCTTCTCCTTCTTCTTGGCCTTGGCTTTGGCCTTCTTCGGCTCGGTGAAGGTCGGGTCGCCCTCGGCCTGCTTCAGCCAGCCGGTGAGGGTCGAGCGCGACTCCTCGATCTCCTTGGCTGCGGCGTTGACGCTCATGCCCTTCTCGATGAGCTTGAGGGCCTTCTTGGTCTTGGAGATGCGGCGGGCCTCTTTGACCTCGTCCACCCACCGGGAAATGGTGCGGGTGGAAACGGCGAAGACCTTGGCCATCTCGGCCTGCTTCATGGTGCCCTCAAGCCTGCGGGCGAGGCGGGCCTTCTCGGTGAGGCTCAGCTGCTTCCCGTGCGTCGCGTTGCGCTTGATGGCCTCTTTGAGGACCCGGTCGGCGTTGAGGGTGCCCAGGTCCTGGACCTCGATCTCCTTGGCTCCGTCGAGGATGAGGGAGGTGAGGCGGTGCGCCCCGTCCACGAGGTTCGTGCCGCCGTTGGCGGTCACGATGAGCGGGAAGTCGGCCCCGCGCAGGTGCGCCACTGCCTTTTCGGCGGCGGCGTCGTCTTCGATCTCCAGAGGATTCCGCGAGCGCGGATAGGTGCCCTCCAGGACGACGATCTTCTTTGGATCGACTTTCATTGTTTTCTTGGCCACGTTGTTGCCCCTTTCTGGTTCGGTCGTTGGTAATCGGTCGTTTTTCGACGCCCCTTCAATATAGGCCCTCCCTTCGTATTTGTCAACCCCTTCCGCTGGCCGGATCCGATAACTGTCCGATTCCGTCAGCTGAGAAGCCAGTCGATGAAGTCCTGGTCAGCCGGTTCATTGGCGCACTCGACGAAGTCGATGTGCGCTGTGAGCTTGGCCAGCCTCGACGCGATGCCTTTGAGTCGCATGGCATAGGCTGAGAGTTTACCACTGCTGAGTCTCACAGAGCGGAGCTTGTCCGGTATGTGAGCGTTGACTTTCATGTCAAGCTCGACGAGACGCTTGCACTCGATCTGGTGCTCGCGGGGCGTCCAGAGCTTCATGGTGCCACCCTCGGGGCGGTCGAGCACCATGTACTGGGCGGTCGCCACGGCCATGTCGCCGTCGGCGATCTCCCAGATGCAACCCCAGGGGCTTGCGTTGTGATCGCTCCAGTGTTCGGGCGGCGCTTGCAGCATCATTACTCGATCCTCCCAGGCCGGTCGGCGTTGGCTTTGAAAACATAGTTGGCAGGCTCGTCCACCTCGGTCGCCCGCCACTCCGTGACGAGGAGCCACCGGCCAGCCAACTCCTCGCCCGCTCGCGTCGCCTCGTCCTCGGTCTCGAAGACGCACGCGTTGCGGCTCCACTCGTCTCCTCCGGTCCTGACCTCTGCGATCCATCCCATGATGACCTCCTTTGCGCTCAGATTGCCCTCAGGCTGCGCCGCCGGGGGGCAGGCTACCCTACCCCCTAGCGGCGGAGTCCGAGGCCTCAGACGCTGATCAGAAGGTCGAACCACTGCTCGGCGGCGAGCATCGAGTTGTGATGCCGGGAGTCCGAGTAGAGGTTGCTCTTGCGGACGAGGTGGACGAGGCGCTTGAGTTGGGCCGCGTCAGGGCCGGTCAGGCCGAGGTACAGGCCTGAGACGGACGCGCCGCGTGAGAGCGGAGAGTGGCTAGAGGCCCAGTTCCTGCTGTCCTGGTCATCCATGACGACCCGCTCCGGGGTCTCGGTCTCCCAGTACTCCTCCAAGGTGTCACGCATGGCCCTCGCAAACTTCACGCCGCGCTCACTCAGGCCGATGATTGAGGCGTGAGGGATCGCCCGATCCATGGCCCACAGCGTGGACGAGAGGACCGAGTATGGAACGAACCGCTTGGCTTTGATCATGATGTACTCCAATGCGCTCAGATTGCCCGCAGGCTGCGCCCCAGGGGCCAGGGGTACCCTGGCCCTAGGGGCGAAGTCCGAAGGCCTCAGCGGTGCGTCAGGCGGCACCAGTCGCGACCGCAGGCGATGGCCGACACGCGATGATCCCAGGCGACCTCGGCAAGGTAGTCGTCGTGGCCGCAGGCGCTGTAGTACTCGGTGTCCCACTCACCCATCCTGGACGAGGCCATCCCAGCGGCGCGGGCGTGGGACTTCATTGCGGCCCAGATGTTGGCGCGGGTCGGCTTCGGCGGCGTGTTCTTCAGGAACTCCCGGCAATGCTCGCGGACGAACTTGGCGAAGTCGGGGCCGGGATCGTAGTCGGGCCGCTCCTCGCGGATCTTGGCCACGACATCCCGGAACTTGTTACGCTCGCGGCGAATCCGGTCAGCTGTCTCTTTGCGCCACCGGGGCCAGCTGGTCAGCGGGCTAAAGCGCAGGATCGTCTCACGGTCGTCTCCGTCCATCTCCTTGAACTTGGTCAATGTACTCATGTCGTTCCTCCCAGGGTTAGCTACGGCTCCAGGCCGCGCACAGGTGGCCCAGCGGGGGGCCACCTCTGCGGGGTCCGGTGCTACCGGCTGGCCAGCAGGCCCTGGCCCCAGCCGAGGCCGTGAAGGGCGGCGGCGAAGGCGTTAAAGAACCGGGGATTGGTCGCCCGGTAGGTCCACAGGTAGAACGCTTGGGTCAGGGCGTGGCAGATGGCCAACTCGGCCTGATTGGCGTCCTCCCACTGCTCCCACTCGTGGGCCACGGCGCGGAGATTCGCCCGGTGGGCCTGGGCCCGGTGGACGGCCTCAGCAACGGTTGTACCGTTGGCGAGGTCCAACCACGCTTCCAGGGCGTCGGACATCAGGCGCTTGGAGTCGTCGGGACCCGGTGCCCAGTCGTCCAGGTCGTCGTAGAGGGCCTGGACGTGGCCGGTGATCTGGCCCCTGGCACTGTGCTCGAAGTCGATGGTGTTGCGTAGTGTCTCGTTCATGGCGGTGTTCGACTTGGCCCGGTCCATGTCGTCCTCGTCGTAGAATCGCGGAAGGGTTGTTCCGCGCTTCGAGAAGAGCGTGACCTCGTCCTTGCCGCTGTCGCTGTGGATTACAAGGACCTGGGTCTCACAGGGGAACGAAAGCTCCCGGATCTTCTCCGCTTTGACCTCCGTCACGTTGTGGATGCTGATGTCTGCCATGATGGCCTCCTAGGGTGTTAGCTACGGCTCCAGGCCGCGCACCGGCCCCCGTCCTTGCGGAGGGGGGCCGCTGCGGGGTCCGAGGCTAGGCCGCTTCTTCAGCGGCCCAGGGGGGCGCGTCGCCGTCGAGGCAAGCGAGGATTGCGGCCACGGCGGCGAGGGTCCGATTGAGGAGCTTGTTAGCAGCGGCGAGTGTGTCGCCCTTCTCGTAGCCGCTGATGTACTCCCAGCACCCACCCAGGTCGGCGTCCGCCTTCAGGCCCATGGCCCACAGGCAGATGGCCCCGCCAAGCTCGGCCACAAGCTCGTTGTCGGGCTGCTGGCCGTAGCGCTTTGTGATGGTGCCGAGCTTGTCGTCGGCGGCGTGGACGAGTTCGTGGGCAGCGGTGGAGAGATTGGCCACGGCCAACTCGATGCCCTTGCCATGTGTGTAGCAGCCCGCAGCGCCGATGTCGATGAGCCGACCGTTGGCCGTCCAGGCGAGGCCCCAGCTGTGGGCCACCTCGGCGAAGGGCGAGGACTCGACCTTGGCGACGGTCTCACGGGCTTCGGCGTCGAGGCCCTGGAACTTCTCCCACTTCTCCTCGTCCACGATGTCGGTCTGTTCCAGGCCGAAGACCTTCACGTCTTTCCACCCGGCGATGAACGAGCGCTTGGTCTCGTTGCCCTCGTCGTCCCGGTCGGTGAACGTGCGCTTCACCGGGGCCAGGATCGGAAAGGCCTTCTCACCCTTGCGGACCTGCCGACCGTACTTGAGCCACTGCTTGTACCCAGCGGCGTCGCTGTAGCCTCGAATGAATACCAGGAACTGGTTGCCGAAGCTGTAGCGGGCGCTGTGTGCGCCACCGGAGTGGAGCACGACGTTGCCGAGCTTCTCCGGCAACGAGTCTGGATCCTGGAAGGCCTTCAGGATCTCGTCCGCCGCCTGTTGCGCTGCCTCTGTGTGGAACTTGTTCGCCATGATAACCCCTTTCCCATCAGTGATTTGGGCTGTTTCAGCCGGTTGATGGTTCGTCGTCATGAGCTACAAGGTAAGTCTTTATTGGGTTTCCGTCAACCGCAAATGTCTGACGGATCCGAACTTTTACATTTGCGCTACAGCTGTAACACGCCGTAAATGCCAGCGCGTGCTAGTATTTAGGACGTGAGAAAAAAAATTGGAGAGAGGGGGCTGCGATGAGTGACGAGAAGCGACAACAGTCCGCACTGGCCAGGGCGCTCGACCAAGGAGAAAAGGCGCTGGCCAAAGGCGTCAAAGGGTCAGGCATCGCCCTGGATCGGAGGGCGCTGTTCCTCAAAGAACTGATGAGGACGCCGGTCGTCGGGACCGCCGCCCGCAGGGCAGGCCTCACCAGGAAACGGGTGCTCGCCGAACGGGACCGGAACGCCGAGTTCCGCGAGGCCTGGGATCAGGCCGTCATGCAATCTGTGGACGATGTGGAGCAAGTGCTAGTTGAGAAAGCGCTCGACGGCGACATCCAGGCCATCGACCGAGTACTCAAAGCCCACCGCCCGGAGCGGTACCGGGAGCGGCACGAGGTCGCCCTGGTGGCCGATTCCGTCATCGAGGTCAATCTGGTGCCGGATGCAAAGCCCCGAAAATAAAGGGCTTGCACAGATGGAACATAAGGGGAAGGGCTTGTGTTCCAGGGGAACGGGGAGCTAAGTACTTGGAACTGGGGGGTTTGCCCCTTGATTCTCTCCATCGGCGGAACAAGTGGAACATATGTAAGGGGGGGGTCAACCCCAGTGCACGCACTGGACTTGGGTCGTGGATCTGTTCCACCTGTTCCACTTGAGCCGCTCACTTTCCTAACCTACTGTGAGACAAGGCACTTAGAGGCCCCCTTACCTGGAACACAAGGGTTGGCCCATGTGTTCCGTCTCACCGTGCTCGTGGCCCCCAAGTGCAAGGGAACAAAGGAGTTGCGCGAATGGAACACATGGCCAGTCTCAACTGGAGCCGAGGCCCTGAGATCGAGGCCCCCACGGGCGGGGGAGGGGGAGGGGGGTGCGGCGTTGCGTCTGCGTTGCTCGAAACGCATATAGGCCCCCCTTCTATGCGGCCCAATTTCACGAATACTCTTATTTACCAACCACTTCCGAAAACCCATGTTACAGTGATCTAGGCCCCGATTATTAACGAACCACAAGGAGGAAAACGATGGCCACGATTACCAACAGTATTGCGGTTGGCGCACAGATCCCGACCTCTGGCGACGCAGTCGGAGGCGGCATGATCGTCGCCGTTTACCTGGGCGCTGGCGGTGACGGCACCACGTACAGCCTGGAGTACAGCCCGGACGGAGGAACGACCTGGGATCCGATCACCGACGAGGCAGGCACAGCCATCGAGTTGACCTACGTCTCCGGTGGAGCGATCCACCAGATCAACCCCCCGATCCGTGCTCCGCTCTTCCGGGTGAACTCGGACACCAACGAGGCCGACGCGGCGCTGTCATACGAAGTGCACACCGTGTAGCGGGAGGTGACATATGTCACGTTTCGGCTACTCGAAGCTGCATAAGTACAAAACCGCAGCAGCCCGACGCCTGTTTCTGCTTCGGCGTGCCATGGCACGGCGGGGCACGACCATCGACGTAGCGGCGTCCGCAGCTACCGTCTACTGGGTGGGTGCGGTATCCACGAACTGGGACAACGCGGACAACTGGTCTACTAGCACTGGTGGAACCGGGGGAGCGGGAATCCCACAAGATGACACCAACGTTGTTATTGACGGCGACCACAGCTACGGGCTGAAGCTCACGGTTCCGAAGACGTGCGCCAACTTCACGCTGAACGCTGACGAAGGTCAGCAGACCAACGCGTTCAACATGAACAGCAAGCAGCTGACGGCAACTGGCAACGTGGCCATCGATCACTCGGATGACGCGGTCGTGCTGCTGACGGGCGACATTGTGTGTGGCGGCAACTTCACGGTTACCGCGCTACACGCTACGGCGCTCGCGGCGTGGACCGGCGACATTACGCTGAGCGGCAACAGCACGTTCACGTCCTCCGTCGCCATTCCTGGAACGGTGACGGCGCAGGGGAACTTCACCACCACAGCTGCGCTGCAACTGGCACGGCTCCTACTCACAGCGGGGAAGACAGCTACGTTCAAGGAGTCGGCGAACTTCACGCTCGACGCCTACACGACGGGAGACTGGGACGGCACTGCCGACGACGACGTGGTGCTGGTCAGCGCAACCCCGGCCACCGCGTGGAACTTCGTCAACCCGGAGAGCATGGACGTGCAGTACATCGACGTTACCGATTCCAACGCAACGAACGCGGTCGATGCTACCGACGATTGTGAGGACGGGACCGGCAACACCAACTGGACCTTCGTCTAATGGCACGCCACAGGATACGGGCGCTTCGTGATTCCTATATCCTGAACCCCGGCAGGGGGCCTGCGTTTGGCAGTCCCCCAGCCGGTGGTGGCGGCTCTTACCTCACGCTCCCGTATACGTACAATCTAAGCTCTCGCTCCGAAAGTTCGGGCGCTCAACTTGATTCGGTTCCTGGATGGGTCGATGGTGGAGATGCTTGGGGTGCTGGTAGTGGGCTTGCCCTCGGAACATCCAATCTTGCGGATAGCAATTCGTTCACGCCGACGGGCGTCACGAAGGTCGCTACGGCATCGGGTGGACAAAACTTTTCGTTTGACTTTACACTTCCCAACTCTAAGACGATTGACCCAACCCTTGATGGGCTTCGTATCGCATGTCTTGCCAGAAGGTACTCACCTGGGATCGACTACAGGGCAGTAAGGTTTAACCTTTACGATCAGACCAAGGCCAGCTACGACCTGAACGGAGATCTCCGAGAGGCTTACATCGGCCAAGACATCATTACAGACACTACACCAGATCAGCTCCGACAGTATGTTCGATACAATGACGGGTCAGTGAAAACTTGGTCGCCGGGTTACACACAAACCGGCACGAACACGAAGAATCGTTGGTGGTGGACGCGGCATGAAATCAACTTCAGGACAAACAAGGGGACAGTCTCGAACATTCTGTGTCAAACAGACGCCACCATGAACACTCTACAGGAGACGTTTGAAACCGATCTCCAGAACTACGGTCACGTCCCGCCAGGAATGTTCCTCTGTTATTTTTACGCATTCTCCACGCACTATCCCTTTTTTGCCGGTTTCTGGATTGGGACTCTGGATGACGCGTGGCCGACGACAACTCTTGGATCGACGACGGAGGATTATGGCTAAGTTCCGCATAGACCACGGCGGCACGCATCCTCAGATGGAGTTCTGGCAGAACCCTGCTCGATTCCGCGCCTTCGTAGGAGGGGTTGGATCAGGGAAGACCAGGGCTGGTGTTGTCGAGGTAATGCGGATGCCCAGTCGCTCGCGAGGCACTGTGGTAGCTCCTACATACAGGATGCTTCAGGATGCCACCATTCACACCTTTCTCGAAGTGACGGAAGAGTGTGGCATTCTGAAGGATTACAAGAAGTCCGACATGACGGCAACTCTGGAGAATGGTACAGAGTTGTTGTTTCGTTCATGCGACGACCCTGACAAACTACGCGGTCCCAACCTTGGGTGGTTTTGGTTGGACGAGGCCGCGATGATGCCCCAAATGGTTTGGGACCTGATGATAGGCCGACTCCGGCTGGGGCCAGGAAGAGCGTGGGTCACAACCACCCCGAGGGGGAAGAATTGGTTGTGGAAACTTTTCGTTCGAGATGGACGCGAAAAGTATCACCTTACTCAGTGCTCCTCGAAGACCAACACGTTTCTTCCTGACTACTTCATTGAATCACTGGAAGAGAAGTACAGTGGTTACTGGCTCAAGCAGGAGCTTGAGGGCGCGTTTGTTGAATTCGTGGAAGCGGCGGCGTACGAAGATTTCAAGAATACCGTCAACGTTATCCCACCGGATAAGGCGATGGAGATGTACGATCCTCGATTGCCGATCCGTCTTGGCTGTGACTTCAATCACCTTCTCATGGCGTGGCCTGTAATCCAGGTGATCGGGGATCAGCCAGTGGTTATTTCAGAGGTCTCCCAGTATAAGAAAGCAAGTATCCCGAAGATGGTTCGTAACTTCCGCGCCATGTTCCCAACGCACTCAGGTGGACTGCGAATTTTCCCTGATGCCTCAGCCGGATCCTCTTCAGCAGGAGGGCAAAGCTTGCTGGAGATTATGGAAAAAGAGTTTGAGGGTTATCCGAGCGAGCCTGAATTCTACGTTCCGCCGAAGAACCCGCGTGTGCCAGACAGGATCCACAGTGTCAATCAGGTGCTTCGTGGCGCTAACAAGTGGAAGCCACTGCTCATCTCAGATGTCTGTGAGTACCTCATCGAGGACTTCCAGAGAGTTCAATGGAATGAACCCGGAACGGGGCTGATGAAGATTTCGGACCCGGAAGATGACCGGGCGCTATTGACACACGCAACGGACGGGTTAGGCTATTGGGTGATGATGGATATGCCGTCTAGCTTCTATATTGAAGTGCCAAACGAGATCTATGAGCGAGAGGAAACGAGGCGATACAATGGCGGACTCGCAGGACTCTAATGGGCTGATTATCGAGCAGGACGCAAAGATCCAGGTGCTTGATAAGCCCGTGCATGAGACTCTGAATTGGAAAAGCCCAGAGCACGGCAGGCTCCTCAGTGAGCTTCAATCCATGATCAGGGCATCGAAGGCGCACATCGATCAACGCGCTGAAGACTGGGACATGGTCGATAAGTACATGCGGTTGTACTACGACTTCGACGCACCCAAGCGGTACGCTGACAAAAGCTTTGATACAGAAGGCAAGAAGCAAATGCCCTACAAGGGTGCCATCTGTATGCCAGTGATGTACACGCTGATCATGACCAGGGCAGCGCACAAGTATTCACAGCTGACGCAGACGGACCCGCGTATCCATTACGAGCCTACGGAGTCGGACGATTTCATAGGGTCCCGCGTACACGAGGTGGTTGCCCGCTACGATCTTCGGCAGTCCAAGTTCGACCTGAAGATGTGGCAGGCGATCATGGACCAGGAGCGGTACGGCATAGCGATCTGGTACGACACGTTCGAGGAAAAGTTCGGGTACCAAGCTCAGAAAGGCCTCAGTCCCCTTGAAGCGATGCTCATGGGCGTCAACTTGGATGAACCCGTGTGGACTCGCACAAAAGAGTGGAACAATGTTGCTGCTGTGAATCCCCGAAATTTCCTACCTGATCCCAATGTGCCAATCGGTGATCCACAGGTTTCCAACTACATTGGCCACACTGATTACACGAACATCCTTTGGTACCTTGAGCGCAGTTTGATGCAGGGGACTGGGGCATTCTTCAATCTGAAGCAGATGCGAAAGTTGGCGAATGAGCAATCGACCACCTTCAACGATGACGGGACGTGGATCGATGGGTCGTACTCGAATTCGGGTACGCGTAAGTACCCGAATCCGCCTGTTGATCACCTTCAGTGGAAGATTATTCCGAAGGAGTGGGGGCTTGCGGCGAGAGACAAGCCAGAGATTTGGTGGTTCTCTGTTTACGACGAAAGCCTGATTATCAGGGCGCACAAGAGTGTTTACTCGCATGACGAGTTTACTTACTGCGTTTCAATTCCTGACCCAGATTTCCATGCTCCGTTTGTCCCAGGCATGGCGCAGCAGATGATTGGTGGACAGGACGCATCAGACTGGTTCGTAAACTCCCACATGATCAATGCTAAGAAGATCGTCAATGACATGGTGATCTTCAATGACGATCTAATCAACCCTGTAGACATGGCTTCGCCGGAACCGGCTAAGCACATTCGCTTGACCCGCAGGGGCAAGAGAATGCAGGAAATGGGGCAAATGCGTATCCAGGATATGTACGCTCAATTTGCCATTACCGATATCACTCAGCAGCACCTCAGCACATTCCAGCTACTCTTCCAGATGCTGCAACGGATGGGCGCTGCTCCAGATACCATGCAGGGCATGCCGCTGCCTGGGAAGCGGACGCTTGGTGAAGTCGAGACCGTTAACGAATCGGCATCGCTTCGCCTTGGGATTGAAGCCCAGCTGCAAGACACGATGATGATGGAGCCGTATGCTCGTCGCCTCATTACTAATCGGCAGCAGTTTTCCACAATGGAAAAAACTTATCGCCTTGTTGGGCGATTGGTTGAGCAGCTGGGTGGGCCAGACAAAGCTCAGATGTTCAAAATTGCTCCAGATGATCTCCAAGGCGAGTACGATTACATCCCTCACACTCAGATGATGACACCTGACCCAGCGCGTATGACAGCAATCTGGGGCCAGCTGTTAACGATGCTGGCGCAAGCGCCGCAGCTGATGAACCCTGACCTCGAAGGCAAGGTGCTGAATCCGATTGCTGTGTTTGACGAGTTCGTGAGGAGTGCTGGCATCAACTACTTGGATCAGTTCAAGTATAAGATGCCTGACAACATGGGAGTAGGCGGATTGCCTGGGCAGCTTCCGCCAGAGGCCCAGACCGGGGCATCGCAGCCTGGGGTCAATGTGCAGAGTGAAGAGCAGATTGACAAGGCTGTGCAATCTGGGAACATGATTCCACTTTAGGGGGCACTATGGCGAGGTCAATGCAGGATGTCATCAGGGAACAACGAGAGGCGTTGGAGAAGGACGAGATCCAGTACCGGAAAGCTCGGCAATTGCTCGAAAGCCCGGAGAAGGTTGTCGAATTTCTTCAGAGCCTCAAGGCTCGTATGCTTCCGTTGATGAAGTACAACCCGGACACCCAGCCCACGCACTCCGCTGTGGCTGTGGTAGCATCGATGCAGGAAAGATTGGCTGGCGTTTTCCAAGATCTTCAATTCATTGAGGACTACGAGGAGCGCCAGAAGGAATACAAGGCAAATGTCAAGGCACACGTTGGCATCGAAGATTCACCGGATCACCTTGGTGAAGGATCCACGGATTAGGGGGTAGATGTGGCAGACGCAAGACAAGAGGCAATCGATGAACTGGAGGCTTTCGAGAAAGACTACAAGGATTCGTTTGACGATGAAAACTTCGACAACGAATCAGTGCAGGCAGCGGACCTGGATGTCACATCCAAGCCACCGGAACCCGACGAGGGAGAGCCGGTAGTAGAGGAAGAGACGCCAACCGAGACCAGCCAGGAGTCCGATTCCGCGAGTCCCGACCAGTCAGAAGAGAAGCCAAAAATGGTGACCCTGCCGAATGATGCCGATGCGTTTGGCAAGTTCGCTGGGCAAAAAATCTCTTACCAACAACTGGCAGAGGAAGGATTAGTAGACAACCTCGTTACCTGGGGACACCAGGGACGGCACATGATCGGGAGAGGGCAGGAGGAACTCGAAGAAGCTCGCAAGATGCGAGAGGCTATGGAAAAGCATATTGCTTTACAGGAGCGGCAGATCGAAGAGGCGAGCAAGCAGCCTGATCTAACTCCTGAGCAAATTTCTGCACAACTTGTGGAGAAGTATTTGCCAGCCATGGAGCGCTACGCAGAAGCGGGCGGCGTCGAGCCAACCTTCGTTCAGAACTACCCGAAGGCAGCTGCGTACATTGAGGATCGCTTCCAGGCTGCTTCACAGCTTGGGAAAGTTCTCGTTGATATGGTCGATCAGTTGAAGCAGGGCCATGATACCTGGACTCAGCGGGACACTACGCAGGCCAGCGAAAGCCGTCTCAGGACTCTTTCAAACGAAGTCGCAGAGTCGAACGAAATGTTCTCGTTTCTTTCTGAAGATGATGGGTACAGTGATTTTATGAAGTGGGCGACGGCAGAGGACAGCACTTTGCACTGGGTGGATAAGCAGGTGGCTGATGTCACCGCGCCTGACATCCAGGCTTCGGTTCTGCTTTATATGCACCAAAACCCAGACAAGTTTCAGAAGAAGGCAAAGCCAAAAGCAACTGACCAAGAGCGTCAGATGGCCACTGGTGGGACTGGGCAGACAAAGCCAGCCATTCCGAGAGCAAACGACGACGAAATGACGCAGTTTGAAAAAGAGTACAGGGAGTCCTTCAACGACGCTGAATACTGATTCCTCCTCCAATGACTGGAGGACAACGAAATGTCTTTGTTTGGAATGACCAACCCGCACACCCTTGGTGGCGGCACAATGGGAAGTTCGGTTGGCGCGAACGACCGCGACTTCCGTCCGCGCAACATCCACGAGATGGCGTTCAAGCTGTGGCCGACCAGCCCGACGCCATTCACCTACCTGACCTCAAAGCTCCCGTCTCGCACCGTGGACGACCCGGAGTACAAGATCTTCGAGTGGCGGCTCCCGGTGATGACCTGGACCGTGGATTCGGTTGCGACCAATTCCACCGTTCACGAGATCACCATCGATGCTGCTGGCATCGCTGCCGGTGACGCATACGGCGTCAAGGTTGGCGACTTGCTCGAAGTCGAGGGCACCGATCAGCAGTACATCGTGACCACCGCAACCGGCGACGCGACCACCGCTGGTGAAGACTTCAAGGTCACCGAGTGGAACACCACCACGGACCCGGCTTCTGCCGATGTTCTCCGGTGGGTTGGCTCGATCTACGAGGAGGGTTCACTCTCGCCCGAGTCGATCAGCCGCCTGCACTCCGTGGTCTACAATCTGACCCAGATCTTCAAGGACGCGGTGGAGATCACCGGCACCGCCGATGCCACCCGCTTCCGCCCGAAGAAGCCCTGGCCGCAGATGAAGGCCGAGTGCTTGGAGCGCTACCTGATGAAGCACGAGACCGCTCTGCTTCGTGGGCAGCGCAAGGAAGACCTGACCGGGACGCATCCGAAGCGCTCGATGGGTGGCCTGGAGTACTTCATCACCGCCACCTACGCGAAGGACTGGGGCGGCTCCATGTCGCTGGAAGACCTGGAAGATCAGCTTCAGACCCTCTTCCAGTACGGATCGAAGGACAAGGCGTTCATCTGCGGAAACACGGCCATCAAAATCCTGAACCGTGTTGCCCGCAACCATGCAGCGCTGAACTTCGACCTCACCGACAACATGAACACCGACGAGAGCTTCGGCCTCGTTGTGAAGACCTGGGTGACCCCGTTCGGCATCCTGCGTCTCATCCCGCACGATCTGATGTCGGAGTCTTCCGTCTACACCAAGGACGGGTACTGCCTCGACATGAAGTACGTGCAGCGCGTCAAACTCCGTGGCCGGGACACCAAGTGGTTCCCGAATGCCGAGGAGAACGACCGTGACGGCAAGAAAGGGTACTACCAGGGTGAACTGGGCTTCTCCCTGGCACTGCCCGAGGTTCACCAGAAGTGGACCGATATCGCGGCGTACGCACCTGACGCCTGATCCATCAACTAAGCCGGGGGCTTCGGCCCCCGGCCTTATTGGAGACAATCATGCCGTGCGGTAAAAAGAAAAAGAAGAAGAAGCCCAAGAAAAAATAGGTTGGGGGCAACCATGGCAAAGAAGCGAACAGCGAAACAAAAGGCGATTGTCCAAGCTCTTGAGAGCGGCGGTAATATTAAAGATGAGGTCAAAGCTGCTGCTGAGCTTGAGGAGGTTCCAGAGGGTCCTCGTACGTACATGGGTCTTCCTGGTACCACGATTGTTGGGATTGGTAATTTCCCAATGACAGTCGAGGATCCAGAGATTCAGAAAAAAATCGAGAACTCTCGATCATTCAAGCGGGGGCACGTTTGGGTTGAGCAAATGACGAAGGAGCAATCAGACGCTGTTGAGCTAGCGCTGGAAAATCTTTCGTTTGGGCAGCTTCGCAAGCTCGCTGTTGCTTTGGGGCACAGGGAAATTCATAGGCTGACGAAGGTACAGCTTCTCGAAATTTGCACGAGGGATGGAGCAAGCTTGCTATGAACGTTTCAGAAGCCGCGTCACGGCTGCTTGAATTGCTGGAGCAGGAAGACCAGGAAGAGTATTCCTACAATCATGCTGTTCTTGATGTCAACCAAGCGCTGTTCGAGATGGCTGAGGAAAATGAATTCAGGTTTCTCAACCGTCTCACAAACTACACCTTGGAAACCCCGGCGTCTGGCGAGGAAGAGGACTTCTGGTCCGACGTGCCTGGGAGAGCGCTAATCACTGATGTGTTGTCAGTGACGTGGGGCGGCTTCTCTTACATCAAGCGTGGGTGGATCGATGTCAGTGGTGAGACGTATCCATTCAGAGAAAGGGATTTTTCTGAGTTGATGGATACATTCGGGGATTCTGAGGGGACCCCTGAAGCCTGGGCCGTTGATGGCGAATACTTCTATTGGAGACCAATCGCTGCGGCTGGGACAGACCACACCATCAGGATGCACTGGCAGGCTATGCCAGGAGACGCAGCTGAGAGCAGCGAGCCAATTATGTTGGCGCAGTGTCCGTATGCTGTTCTTTATAAAGCTGCCATGTCAGCGAGCATTTGGCTGCTTGATGACAACAGGGTTCCCATGTTCAAGGGCTTGTCTGACGCTGCTTACGAGAGGTATAACGCAAGGGCGGCGATGACTGGTGACGGCCCTCGCGCAATGGAGGAATTCAATGGCTAAGCTTGACCAAAACAGAATGGCCGATTCTACGAAGGTCAACAGAACTGACGATCAGCACGTTCAGCTAGAAGCAGACCTCGAAGACATCTTTGGCATTCCAGACGACACGCCGATCACAAATTACATTTTTGGCAGCAACCCAGAGAATCCAGACGGGAAGCCGGTACAGCCCGATGGCTCCATCAGGGGCGTCCCGGTGTTGAAATCAGCTTCTGTTGAATCTGACCCCGCTGATGCAGTTGGGCTAAAGTTTGATGACGGAACTGTTGCGAAGCTTCTGGTATTTGTGAATTCAGGACTCAAGATTTACAACGATGACGATTACCCAAATGAGGACTGGTCGCTTGTGGCGAACATTGAATCACCTGGGTCAGGCAAGCTTACTGGTCTTACGGACTACACTGGCCCAGCTGATATTTCATCTTCGATTGGGAAGCTGCTGAAAGTTGATTCGTCCGGCACCGGGTTCGATCTACAGGATCCATCTGCTGGCGTAGGTGTTACTACGTTTATACAACTGACTGATGGCCCCGGAGATTACGGAACAGCTGGCCAAGTTCTTGCGACAAAAAGCAACCTCACGGAGGTCGAGTGGGTTGATCCACCATCTACTGGAGCATCGTTTGTGATGTTCCTCTCATCTGTTGCCACAAAAGGCTGGGGCACCTCTCCAGCAAGCTACATCGATTTGTGGAACTGGGCGCTTAATGATCTCGGCCAGGGGACAATAACGGATGAGAGCACGTATCTTGGCAACGACGGGTCAGAATCAAATAAGTATTTCCAGGCGCTTGAGCAAGGGATCTACGAGTTCTCTCTTTGGTACGTAACATCAGACGGCGATGAGCGAATTGCTGGCACCAGGGAATGGCGGCTCCAGGGCACAAACATTCTCGGTCCAGCTACTGTTGGAGTTGCCCAACGAGCAACAGTTGGGTTCGGCCAAAACAGCGAGCTTGTTCCAATCGACGGCGCAAAGTTCCTTGGGACGCGCATGTTCACAGTCAACGGGAGCACTAGCGACCTCCACTGTGAGGTCAGGCAAAACAGCGGGGAGACAATAGGCGGGAGAAACTCAATAACGTTTTATGCGGTTCTCAGAAGGATTAAATGATGGCTATTGACGGTCATGTAAACATTGAACCGCTGCTCGACAAGGCGCGTATTCTTGGGAAAATACATGATGGTAAAGGTCTCGTTGAAGCGCATACAGAGCTTGAGTATGCCATTGGTGAGATTTTTGGAATCCCAATGAGTACGGTGATTTCTGATGCAATCTTTGGGACTGTGGCGGCTGATGGCTCATGGAGCATGATGAGGTTTTCTACTGCTGGGAAATCGTCACAGGCTGGCAGGGCTGTCGGTATTGAGTTTTCTGACAGCAACCGCAGGGTGCGTTTAGTTCAAGTTGATTCAAGCATTCAGCTTTGGGAGCATGTAAGTGGGAGTACTTGGTCTAAGGTAATTGACTTCGAGGAAACCGTTACAGTTGCCCTCACTGATCTTGAAGATGTGGAAATTTCTGCTGGAACAAACATAAGCGGCTTGTGCGTAAAGGTTGGTCCAGATAAGACCTGGGTGCTTGGTAATGACTCTTCAACTAATGGGGTTGAAACTTGGGAAGAGCTTACAGATGTCACTGGGCACCCAGATGAAAACATTCTTGCAGCAGCTGGGACACTATGGCGGACAGATGGTTCTGGTGACATTACTCCGATCCAGCTTGCTGGAACCCAAACTGAAGTTGGGATGTTTTACAAGCATAGAGTCAGATCTGCGCTTGATGACGACCAGTTAATAAATTGGAAAAAGTACGGCGACCTTCCTGGGGACGAGCTTCACATTCTTGAGTATGAGCAAACTTTTGAGTTGCCAACTCCTGGCATCTATAAAATCAGCCTTAGCTGGCGAATGACTGATGGATCGCTTACCAACACTGTTCCATTAAACTTTGAAGAGGGCGTCGCTCCGAAGATGGAAGTGTTTGTTCTTCATAGCAGCGGCATTAAAAAATTCCCGGCATTTTCATTGCAGAATGAAACGTGGTGGGCGTTCGAGAACGCTGATCCAGGTGTCGAGCCGTATAAAAGTTGGCTGATGGCGTGGCCGCTGCAAGTCAATAGTGCTCCAACTGGCATGTCAACGTTTTACCTCGTTTCAAAAGGGGGAACACAAAGGATCAGCGCTCCATACTTTGCGCTTGTTCCAGTCCATACAATCAAGGGTGGAAGTCGTGGGATGGACTTCTACGTTGACATGGAAAGGGTTGCCTGATGGCAAACAAGAAAGAGAAAGTCCCGTTCCCGGTGCCGTCAAGCGGGGTTAGAAACGATGTGAACAGGCTTGTCCAGACAGGAGAGATGGCGTCGATAGGAGACAACTGTCTGTTTTTTGACGGCACCATTCGTCCAAGGCCGTCGCTTACAAAGGAGATTGATGACCCAGTTGGGGGGAGACAGCTTGTTCCTCAGTACCAGGAAGTTTATGACGCAGGAAACGTGGGGTATGATCGCAGGGGAACAGCCTTCGTTGAAACATCAAATGGTGTCATGCTTGCTGCGTACGTGGATTCAACTTCATACAATGGAGACAAGTGGGCCATGTCAGTTGATGGCGGGCAAAACTGGTCTTACGACGTGGCGCTTGACAAAGTTGATGGCGGGACACGAACGCCTGACTGGATGTTCGAGGTTGATGGTTACCTGTTTGCTTCGACAGATGGTTCTGCGCTTTACAGAGCGCCGGTATCAACCCTTCCTTCGTCGCTGACCTGGGAAACGCTTGCAACAGGCATGACGGACATGAATCCCAATGGCCTGTTTTTGCATTATCAATATGACTACGAACACGATGCGTTGATCATTGCTGACAATTCAAGCCTGGTTGTATGGGTTGTGTACGACATTACTGCTGCAAGTGGGCCGTGGACGAAAGAGAACATCATCCCAGATGGGACTGATTTTGTTGAGTCTACAGCTAACAGGCTAATCAGCCCAGGTGGGCTGTGTGGCAATTGGTACGTTGTCCCATGTGCGTACGATACAACTGCGCCAGCAAATTCATATGTTGAGCAATGGTTGACAGCTTATCCAATTGAATGGGACGGAAGCACGTACAACATTGATCTTGATAGCGGCGTGTCGAAGTTGATGGTTTCAAATTCGTATAACCCATATCCAGTAGGCGGTGTAGCAAGCTCTAGATTTGGGACAGCCGTTTTTGATGGCGGTGTTGATGCAGCTGGAAGCAAGTGCATCTTTTTGATATCGGCGTCTGGCCAAGATTTTGAAGCAGAGATCTACCTTGATAGCACTGGCTTCATTGATTCATCCTTAAAGTATACTCCGGTTGATACTTGGGGCGGCCAAGTTATAACGTATGTTAGAACAGAAAGCTCGTTGATGGCTTTGGCGTACACAGGGAAATCTGAGTACCCGTTTTACAGGTTCCCGAATCTTCTCACAAGTGTTGATGGCGGTGCTACGTGGATGCGATTCATTGCTGACGAGCATTACATTGATGAGAAGGAAGCGTCTGATGCTTGGCCAGACGGTGAGCCGATGGTCAGCTTTATGCACTGGACTCAGTGGAGACTCTCAATCAATGATACTGATGGGAGAGTTTTCCTGTTTGGCCACTGTAGTTATGATGACTGGAATCCGGTTTACAAAGAATACGATCATCCAAAAGCGTACCTTGCTCCTAACTCTCAGGGCGGCGGCGCGCTTGGTAGCGCAACAACTGTTTTCCAGGCAAACATGGATGACGAGGATGATACGGTTATTCTCGGCACAACGAAAGCATGGGCAAGGCTTGATAGAGACACCAATCTCTGGACACGAATAACAGCAAGCGATACTGAAACAGTTGATGGTGACAATGCTGGTGGCTCGGATGGAGACTGGAATGATGGCGGTGCCGGGACTGGGTATGATGCAGATATCCCGCCGCTGTCTTCGTACCCTGACGATACCAGCTATGTGTCTGGTGTCAGCATAGACGGAGTTTACGGAGATCACCCCTGGGTCTTCAGGACCTTTGAGGCCAGTGGTGAGACATATCTGATTGGGACAAACGGGCAGTGTTACCCGCTGATTTATCACCCAGATATGCCTGGGGGGTTTGCTCGTCGCCTTGGCGAGATGACGATAGATGATCCAAACTATGTTGCCAACCCAACGAATGGCTCAGCACTTGGAGACCTCGCGCCAAAGGCTAAGTGTATTGCTGTTGCCGCCAACAGGGTTGTGCTTGCAAATGACCCATCTGGGACAGGGTCGGAGGTTTCAGTTGGCGGGTGGAATGACCCTGATCGCTCTTGGGGCGAGGATGATTTCCAGTTTGTGTTATTGACTGACACACCTGGAAAAATCATTTCCATGAATGAGATTTCTGCTCTCCAGGTAGCGATCTATAAAGAGGATGCAATCTATCATGCAATTTCCCAAACTGAATTTCTTAATGTCTCAGCCCCCTTCAGATTTGAGTTATCCAAAGCTGGTATCTCTGGACCGTGTTCACCAAACTCCGTTCTCCGCAATTTTGATGGACGACAGATTTACCTCGCCCGTGATGGCGGAGTCTATATGTACGACGGTGTCGCGCCGCTTGACGGGGGAAGAAATATCCGTCGTCTCATTCAAGACGACATCGACCTAAACAAACTTGGTAGAGCGTGGGGGATGGTGGATAACAAGCGCAAGCTGGTGTGGTTCTTCTATCCCACGAAGTCTGGATTTGTGAATAGCGGGATCGTAATATCAACTGACCAGGGATATCCGTGGCCATGCTGGAAGGTTAATCTTCCGTCTTCATGGAACTTTGTAACAGGGGCGCAAATCACGCTTACTGATGACATATCACTTGGCGAGCTTAAAAGGCTTGACTCGTACTCCGATGATGTAACACTGGCATCGTTTTCGTCGGGGCAATCTGAGATGCTGATGGGTCTTCAGAACTGCGTATTCTTTTCGCAGAAATATGACGACGATAGCGCGAGCTACGACGATGACGGGGTTCCAATTGGGATCCACTTGAGGACAGGGTGGATTACTCCTGCTGGCCTTGAGGTGTCTACGGCGGATACAATCCATCACGTTTTCTCATGTGTTGATCCAGAGCAAGAGCTTTTGGTGAGGCTCAGGGCGCAGCAACTTGGAAGGAATATCAGGGAATCAAAGGCGTCTTCTCTTTCTTCTGGGAAAAGGCAACGAAGGACGAAGCACCGTGTAAGCGGGGTACAATTTTCTCTTGATATTCAGGGCGCTATCAACAGGTCATTCAACTGGGGCGGCGGGATAATGAGCTATAAGAAGAGAGGTGGTCGTTAATGGCTGATGAAAAGTGGAAGGATGTAACATTTAACATCCCTGCACTGCTGCCTTTGCAGCCATCTCCTCAGGAGGAAAAGGATGTCGTTCCTTACCTCCAAGCTCTGCATAACTATCTAGCCGATGACCGCGCAAAGATTGCTCGTGCAATTAATGTGATTGCGTATTACAGAAACCTATTCGGGATCGAAGATGATAAGCCAACCTTGGCTAATCAAGCGTCGCTTACTGCTCCTATATTCTGGATTTCAGAGGATACACAGGTTGCTGAAATCGCAACTGATGTTGATGGAACACCAGAGTGGAAGCCAATCAAAGTTGATGCAGATAGCATCTTTGGCGACTTTGATTACATCGATTTTGATACAACCCCAACTGTTCCAGCGCACCAGGAGGGCCGCGTTCATTGGAACGACGATGAAGGCTGCTTGAATGTTGGAATGCGCGGCGGTGATGTCGAGCTTCAGGTTGGGCTGGAACTTCTGATTCAGTGCCGGAATATCAGCGGAAGTCAGATCAGCAACGGGGCGCTTGTCAAGATCACAGGAGCAACCGGCAATAAGCCAAAAATCGAGTTAGCTGATGCTACGAATCCATGGTCTGGGTATTCAGCTATTGGCATTGCAACTGAGGATATTGACAACAATGGCAATGGTTACGTAACGACGGTTGGCCTCGTGCGCGGCCTTGACACAAGCGCATGGAGCGAGGGCGATGCGCTTTACCTAGACAACTCGACTCCAGGTGACTTAACAAACGTGCCACCAACTGCACCGGAGGTAGCAACGCACGTAGGTGTAGTTGTGAGATCCCATGCTACTGAGGGCGAGATCCTCTGCCAGATCGTGACCGTCCCGCCAATGACAATGTTGGCTGACACGTATGGAACCCCGGCTTCAGATGGTGAATTTTACGTTTGGGATGTTGCGAATTCACGCTTTCAGATCGCTGACATCTCGGATTACCTCACCCGCGCAGAATGGGGCGAAAATGGTTTTGAGGACGCCTCAGACACCGCTCTGGCGTGGGATGACGGCACCCGCACGCTGACCCTCTCGCCTGCTGTAACGAGCTTCAACTACTACTATGACGGCGTAGAGTACACGGAGAGCGGGAACCTCTCGGCCACAATTACCGACACCGAGGGGTTGTGGTTGTTCTATATCGGGAGCGGTGGGGCCGCTTCTCTCTCAACCATTCACAATCCGAGCTACGAGCAGGTTGAAGAGGCAGTCCTCAACGAGTGCCTCGTCGCGTATGTCTACTGGGATGCCACCAACAACGACGGCAGGCTCCTGGACGAGCGGCATGGCGTGGCCGCAGGCACCGGCAAGGGCATCCCTCGTGGGGTGCACCACTATCTCCACGAGATTCTCGGAGCACAGTACGTCAACGGAATGACGCTTGGTGACATCACTGTGGATCAGGCTGGATCTGCTGATTCCCACGCGCAGTTCAGCATCACCGCTGGCGAGTTCTACGACGAGGATATCGAGCACGACACACTGGCCCACGCCTCAACTGACACCTGGGAATGCTACTACGTCGATGGATCTGGGAACGTCAGGTGGACCGATTGTGAGGCCACTTTCCCGGTATACGCCATCGGGGGCGTGATTGCGTATAACAACGCAGGGACGCTCACGGCTGTCACCAACAACAAGTACATCTGCTATCACGTCTTCTCTACCAATATCCACACCGATGCAGGCGGCGACTACTACCCGATTGTGACCCCAGGGACCGCTGAGTATGGATCGAAGGCAGAGGCGCAGGATGCTGCGTTGACAGAGATTCAGGGCATTGACTTTGGGGATTGGCCGAAGGAAGAGATCATCCCGGTTGCTACGGTGATCTATAAGCACCTTTCTTCCATGAGCAACGGTGTCGAGGCCGCGATCCAGTCAACAGAGGGTGGCGACGACTTCGTAGACTGGCGGTACACAGCGGTCTCAGGGTCATCTACGAGCGTCAACGATCACGGCGCACTGAGCGGTCTGACGGACGACGATCACCCGCAGTATCTTCCGCTGACGGCTGGGAGCGGAAGGCCAATAACCGGAAACCTGCATTTTGACAATCTGACTTATCTGAGAGCACGCGATGCCGGTGATACTGATGATGTGAACTTACTGGTTCTCACAGCCGGGGATCAGGTACAGGCTGGGGATGACGACTACACATTCCAAATTAACTCTAATGGTGCGCCAACATGGTTCGGTGGTCTGAGCTGAGTCGGATGTCACTGACCTGGATCACTACGACAGCACTGACTTCGGCACGGACTTTGCCGCGAAGGACACCGATGATCTCAGCGAGGGGTCAACGAACCTTTACTTCACCAATGCTCGGGCTGACGCTCGGATTGCTGCGGCAGATATTGAGGACCTCAGCAACGTCTATTCTTCGATCTCTCCCGCTGACGGCGAGGTGCTGACGTGGGACAACGCCAACAGTAGGTGGGATGCAGAGGCGGCGTCAGGCGGCGGCGGCGGAGTGCCTGTCACGACCGCACATACGGTTGTCGATTCTTCGACTTCGAGCACCAGCTATGTCACGGTGGTGAACGTCTCCTCCGGCCCGTACATGCTGTGTCTGGTTGAGAACGACGATTCGGCATCTTCGATGTACGTCAAAGTCACCATCGACGGCAGTTACACCGTTGAGATTGGGTGGATCAGCGCTGGCAATATCGCCATTGGCCCAGGGTCAGCGGAGCACCCGGCTCCGATCTTCTGCTCATCCTCGCTCAAGGTCGAGATCAAGACCTTCTCTGGAACCCTGGACTACGTGGTCAGCTACAACACCTGGGAGCAGGCATAATGGCTACCTACGTTGGCGGTGAGTTCTTCCATCCGGCCTGCATCATGCCGGTGCTCGGGCTGTACCAGAAAAACAGCTACACCGCATTCGGGCAGAGCGGGGCGCGAAGCACGACCTGGACAAAGCTCGCGGAGTACACCAGCGGCCCGTATGGGATCTGGCTCCTGGGGATGGACCCCGACGCGACCTATTACTACAGCGGTGACATGCGGTTGGTGATCGACGGGACCACTGTTTCTGAGCACAGACTTTCTCATACGTCTGGAGCGAACAACAGTCTGGTCGGGATGCCGTTCGCCGGCCTGCTCGCGACCGGCACAACCATCAAGCGCCCCGCAGGACCGTGCTTCGCTGAGTCATCGTTCGAGGTATGGGGGAAGACCATCGGCAGTAGCTCTGCCTATTATTGGGACTGGCGCATTCATTACGCGGAAGTGGAGACGATACGGGGAGAGCGTTCAGGCAACGGTCTGTGAGATCACCGGGCTGAACCTCCGATTCGAGCCGGTGACCAAGGAGGTATACCTCGAAGTGAAGTGGAACGTGTACTCGACGCTCGCCGACGCAGCGGCCAGCGCAGCGCCCCTCGTGGTGCAGACCAAGCAGTATACCGGGACGCTCGGCGACCCCGGTTTCCCGATGAGCGAGGCCGAGTTCAACAAGCTCCGGTCATGGATGTACGACCAGATTCAGGCGGAGCCTGGGTACTCTGGTGGAACAGAGCACCTGGATTAGGAGAAAAAATGTGTTCTGAAAAGCGAGCAACGTTTCAGCGAACATCGATGGAAGAGAACGGGACTATCCACCACAGTTTTTGCATCACTCTGTCGAGGCTTCAGGCTTGGGCTTCTGCTGTTATTGCTGTCGGGACCATCATTGGAATGCTTGTTGCCGTTGTAATGTGGAGCGAAAATTCAATTGCAAATGTTGCTGCTGAAGTCTTCAAGACAGAGCTTCAGGGTTACCATGAAACGATGAGGCCACAACTTTGGGAAAGGGTAGATGAAGCGATTGACTCAAAGATTGCGGCTCACAAAATTGCGGCTGAGCAACCATTTGAAATAAGACTTGACGGGATCGAAGGTCGGCTGACTGTGCTGGAGTCCACCACCTCCACCGAGCTTGCGGCCACGAGGCGCGACATTAACAGAGTGGAAGCAAAGATTGACAGGTTGCTAGAACGATGACACCAGACCCAATTACCCCCGACAGAATCATGCCTGTTGCTACTTGGTGCAAGCTTGGAGCGACCATTCTAGGTGGAATAAGTGTGATGATTGGAGTTGTCGTTGGCGCAGTAAATTATCTGGTTGATGCTCACTTCAAAGAAATAGAAGACGAGATCGTGGAAATATCGCAGGCAGCAATAGACGATGACATCGAATGGCAGGATCGCAGGATTGAGCTAATCGAGAAGAGACTCGATAGGCTGGAGGATGAATGAACGTTTTGCGAATATCACACCCGGTACGTCGAACTGACGACTGGGGGAGCGGCGACTTTGCCGCATCCAGAGGGGGTCGATACCACCTGGGGCGCGATTACCTGTATCAGCCTGACGAGGAAGTCCGGTCGCCAATGGAAGCAACGATACTCAGAATTGGCACATGCTACTCGGATGACCCAAGCTTCAAGCTGGTAGAGATGCTGGCCTTCAACACTGAGGTCGGCGCGAAGATACTTTGGCGGTATTTCTACGTGCGCCCGATTGTGAGCATTGGGGAGATTGTTACCCCGGCTCAGATTATCGGGTTTGCACAGGACATCTCATCGAGGTACCAGGACCCTGATCGCCAGCCGCGTTCTTCAATGCAGTGAATCAAAGGGGGCAGCTATGGGTTTAGATCTTGCAATCATCAAGGAAACAGTCGAGGGGGCGCTGGGGCCGGTGGCGAATCTCATTGACAACCTGAGCACCAGCCGCGAGGAGAAGGACGCGGCGAAAATTGCCCTTGCCAAGGCACAGGGTGAGCTTGAAGCGAACTTCCACACACAGCAGGCGGCGGTGATTATTGCTGAAGCCACTGGGCAAAGCTGGCTACAGCGAAACCACCGCCCTGTGACAGTGATGAGCTTTGTGTTCATCGTGGTGTGGAACTACGTGATGGGTCCCATTGGCACATGGCTGGCTAGCCTCTTTGGGGTCGCTGCTGTGTTCCCGGTGCTGGAGCTTCCGCCCGGTCTGTGGGCCACCATCTCCTTGGGGATGGGCGGCTACATGGCTTTGAGAACCTACGAGAAAACGACCTTGGGGCGTGAGCCGAAGCTCACAAAGAGGCAGCTTAAAAAGGTTCTCAAGGCCATGAACGAGGATGACGAATGAGCCTCTCTCCAATTGTCATGGA